GATCCACCACACCAGCATGACCGACGCGCAGGACAGTCAGCGTATAGTCGCCCGGAGTCAGCGACGGGACATCCACAACGGTGTCAATCAGCACAACAACGTCAGCATTCAGCGTTGCAACGTCAGCATTAGCAACCCATTTATATTTGCTGGTGCCGTCATATTGCAGGACAGCGCCGACATCCATGCCAGCTTGAATTGTGACGGTGACGGCGCGGCGGCAGACGCCTTTATCCGGCATTTCTTCAAAAGCCAGTACACCAGAGAGTTTATTGGAACGCGAGGCAAGCTTCGTCATTATTTCGTTTCCTTCTTAGCAGTTTTCTTAGGGAGATATTTATTAAAATGTTCAACCTTCGGCTCGTCGACTTTGGCGTCTGCCTTGGTTTCCACGCCGACTTCATTGAACAACTCGCTATTAGCTTCGGCATCAGCATTTGTAGCGAAAATTGCGAGGAAAGAATCAAATTTCTCATCGCTCATGTCTTCAGTAGCAGCCATAAACTCAGCAGCTTTTTCAGTGCCCATCTTGGCTTCAGCTTTTTCTTGACGGGCTTTTGCTTTAGCAGCCAGAGCATCAGTTTTAGCTTTCTCTTCAGCAGCAGCATATGCCGACAGCTTTTCTTCGTACTCAGCTTTCATAGCTTCAGTAGCAGCCTTAACCGAATCCATCTCGGCAGTCAGCGTAGCCAGTTGAGCCAGAACGGCTTCGTGCGCAGCAAGCTCGATAGTTTGAGCCTTGTCTTCTACACTCATCGTTTCTTCCTTTTCTTGTTCAGGCAGATCGCCTGTAGTTGTGACTTCTTGCGAAGCCTCCGTGGTTACAGGCGTTACGCCCAACTTCTTTTTCTTGAAAAAATCAAGCATTATTAATCCTTTTTGCCGAGAACATAGTTGACAAAATCAAACTTATTCATGACCTTGTTAACAAGTCCAATTTTGATTGCATCGTTGGAGAGGAAAGTTTTAGCTTCCGTCGCCTTAATTTCATCAGCGGAAAGCCCTGTGTATTTTGAGACGTGCTGCACAAACATAGAGTAGAGAGTATCTACCTTATATTGAAGATCGCTCAAGAACGAGTCTTTGAAATCTCCATTTTCATCAAACGGAATTTTATCTGCGCCAGCAGAAACCCATGTGCGAGTGATGCCCTGATTCTCGTAATACTTATTCATGTTAGCGAGGGCAATCAAAACGCCGATGCTGCCCACTTCTGCATCTACAGGGGCAATGACTTCATCGGCGGCACAAGCCCAAGCGTAGGCGGCAGAAGCTGCCATGCCATCCACGTAGGTGTAAACACGCACGCCCGCTTCATCACACATCTTGCGAAACTGATCTACGCTTGTAAAACAGTTGAACGCTTCGCCGCCTCCAGAGTCAATGTCAAGAACAATCTTCTTAACACCAGCTTCGATCATCTCTTCTGCTTGCTCTAGGATACTTTCGTAACTTGTGCCCACAACGCCGCACATGGTAACTACTGGCTCATTTGTCAGAGTTCCGCTGATATCAATAACACCAACACCGGACATCTCGTCGTAATTGACCCCGCCATCATCGTCAATATCTGGGGCTGTTGGAGCGTCTATTTGCATCAACTTGAAATTGTTTCGGTTATCAAGGTATTCTGTAATAACCCTAAATGAGTCTTCACTCACAAGATGTGGCTTGCTGTATAACATCTCTGTGTAGCGCAGAATCTTATTTTGTTTTTTAGACATTAGAGCCTCCCGAATAGGTTTCTTTGAACAGGAGCCACTTGTCGTCTAACATAGGATTCCAGCCCTGCTTTAACTTTTTAACAATTGTGTGCAGCTTCCCAACGGAGTCAATACCAAAAATCTTGGCAAGCGCCCTTTCGCCAACATTGTTAGTTGTGAAATACTCGTGAATTTTATCAGCCATTAGCCAAACTGTTTTATCAACAACCGATCTATTCCGCCACGGCTCGGCTTGTAAAGTTGCAGATTGTTTATCCGACGATCCAATAGGTCTAGGCTTACCTAGCCTTTGTTCAGACATAAGGTCTTTAGTCTCTTCAGAAACGATGCGGTTTTTGTTCGCCAGAGCAATCTTAGCTTTATGCCCCTCAGAGAAAACTCTGCCTTTACCTTTCTCAGAAATCTTAGCTCTAACTTCTTCAGTAAAATACGTAGGATCGCAACCCTTGTTTCCACCAGCTTGTAGATTCCAACCAATCTTAACTACAGGACGAAGTTTTCGCTCAATCTCAAGACAGTAATCGTCGCCGCCTACAACAACCGTGGAAACAACAATTTGATCGCCGTACTTACGAATGTTATTGTAGATTGGATAATTCTTAGTACGGGAAGCACGAGCCTCCTTAAGATGACCTTTCCATCGTTCTTCTGTAGTTTTACTGGTGAATCCGATGTAACCCTCGGAAAACATATCAGTCATTTCTTTGGTTCTAATCCAATAAACTTCTGCCATCAGTTCTCCTTATGCCGCATTCTCATTATTACTAGCACTGGAATCCTTCTTAGTAGGTTTCTTGGCGGTTCCAGAGTACGGTGTAGTCATGCCTTCGCCCGCATTACTGGACTCCATCGTGAATTCAACATCATCAATGTTGGTATCTTCAGGAAGTTCCGTAACACCCATAGCACGCAGAATACGATTAACAACATCAACACTCTTAGGAACTAGACCGATACTGCCTGTTCTTTGTGCCAATTTTCCGAGTTCATCTGCACTCATTTCAGAGATGTCGCCGTAAACAAACTTAGGGAGTCTTTCCAATGACCAACCATTCAACTGGAATAATTGCACCACCAAATCACTATTCAGCACGTCGGCAATCTCATTCAGACGATGGCTCATTGCAAGCGACACAAGATTCGTATTAGAGTCAGCGAGAGAGAACGAACCAATTTGGTCAACTTCTTTAAGAATATCAATACCAAGAGCAGAGTAGACTTCGGTGTGATATCGCTTAATAACATTGTCAATGTTTACACCGTTGACGCCCTTTTTCTCCATGAGGCTGATATCGAAAAGGTCGTTACCTTTTTCATCTAACCTGCGAGGGAAAATAATACCCTTGTTAGTACCTGCTTGAATTGTATCTAGCAACTTTTGGCATGTCTGGTACACCATCTTCATATCGTCAGGTGCATCTGCTGCCATAAATTCAGGTGGCAACTTAATAAGCGGAAGCCCGTTGGACTCTTTAGCAATTCCAAGTAATTCTTGGTCACGCAACATGTCCATTTGCTTCCACGCTTTGTACACGTTTTTCAGTACGGAGTTGCCCGTAGGGTCGCCTTTTGTTGGGTCTGCCCTAAACAGCATAAATTTTTCACGTTTGATTGGGATAAGACCGTGTTCGTTAGTCTGGTCCATAAACATGGCACCATGCTCAAGATTGTAAATAGATTGTTCACAACCTATCAATTCACGACCATCTTCCGTAAAAGTCCACCGTACAATAGTGTCTTGTCCACGAGGAGAAAGTTTACGAAGTCCGACAAGACCGTCATTAAATTTGCTACCATTCTTATACAGGCGGCGACGGTACACCTTCTCTTCTACAGCAAATCCATATTGCAGATATGTGATAGTATCTGACAGGAAGGTTGCCCAACTCTCTTCCATGTCGTCCATGCAGGATTGCACGAACTTGGCGCGGGCTTTGTCTTCTTCCGTAGGATTCTCAGGAGGCTCAACTGACCACTTTACGCGGGACAGGAGCATGCGGTAGGTATTGAATGCAGACGCAATAACTGCGTCATTCATCATTTCCCGGACTGTACGGTAAAAATTAGGCCAGTGGAATGCACGCTGCGGGTCATCGATTACTCGTCCCCAAACTGTGCGAGTTCCAACAAAACCCGTTTCACCCAAAGAAATCCGAGGGACAGGCATGCCTTCATCAGCCGCTAGAGCAGCCGTATTGTCTTGTGGCTTCTTTTTAGCGGCCATTATTGCTCCTTTTCTTTACTAGCACGAATTGTACCATTGCAACTGATTCTTGTCAACATTGTGCAACCTTATGGTATTATAGAGAGGGAATAGGCGACGGCTGTGTATTCACAGACAAAGTAAACGACGGAATAGTAATCTGTTTCATAACAGCCTTACAAGCCGTAGCAGTGCTATCCCACATGTCGTCCTTCTGGTTTCTGTTGCCATCAATATAATCTTCTAGCTCGTTGAACCACATTTCGTTCCATTCGCCCCTAACTACCCGGACAAGTCCAGCTTCCGCAAGAGACAGAAAAGGTTGCATTCTAGTAAGTTTACCGGAATGCCCTGTAACAACCTCTGTGCGAGCATCTACACCATTCTCCACTAGAGTTTTAATGAAGAACATATTAGCTGCTGCACCACCAGCGCCGGGGTCTTTCGGAATAAACACTGGAACTTGTTGTCCCAGTTCGTCACGGTCTTTGATAGCGCACTTGGCAATTTCTTCAAGAACTCCGTGGGTAAGCTTTCTATATCGCTCTACATGCTCAACGTAGTAGAATCCGTCTTTTCCCTTGGAGATACGAGTGGATGCAGTCCAGTCAGGGTTGGGATTGCTCTCAGACCGAAGTGTACTGGCTAAGTCCATTCCGCGTGCACGATTTACAATCTGTGCAGGAACCTTGTCAACAATCTCACACCAATCTCGTTTGAAATAACCGGAAGATTCTTCCTTAGCAAACCAAGAGCCAAGCAGAAGACGTTCGCGCTCAACTCGCTTAAGGTTCTCCAGACGGGCCACGTAGCCGGGATTCAGCACTTTCATCCTCGGGTTATCCCGAATAGTGGCACTGATGAAAGTGTAGGACTGTGGACGTACGCCGGGATAGGTTTCGATGAGTTCTTCTTTAGTGTCAGCAAACACCATCGTGCCGTTGTACGAAGCGTAATAACGCTCAACACCAGAACGTTCAGGAATAGGAATACCTGTGTCTTGATCCAGATACCAATTCACGAAAGGCATAAGATGGCTATCACGCCTAGGGTTGCATGTTGCGATAAGTTGGTGCGGACCTTTAGCCTGAGAACGAATACGAGACTCAAGATATCGAATCTGCACGTCTGTGTGGTTCTGAGCCTCGTCAAATACCACTAGAGAGAACTGACCACCGTCGTAGTTGGAGATATCACGGTCTGCACCACAAACTTTAAACTGCACTTGTGCACCAGATGGGAACACAGCGGTCATTTGAGGGTGCGTCTTAAATCTAGCACCAAATTGCTTCCACATCTTCTCAGCTTCTTGATACAATCCACCTGCTTGAGAAAGCTGAGTGCTTGTTTCGCGGATAAAAACTGCGCGGAAGTTTGGATCGTCTTTGTACTTAAGTACCTTGAGTAGTGCTTGGTGAGATTTTCCGCAGCCTGCGCCCATTGTGTTCAGACGAGGGCGCTAACCTCGTCCCGCCGATTTGGCTGCACTGCATCGCTGCAATGTTCAGACTATATCTTCATCCTTTCGGAGTCTCCCGTTTCGGGCCGCTTAGCCCTACGCTTTTCAGCTAGTCGTTGCACGTTCCTATTTATAGGCTTCGCTCAGGATTGTCTCGTTGAGAGTTTCCCTGAATTAGAGAGATGTTTTTACTTGGAGGCAGACAGTTTACCACCAAAAATAATGTAGTCACTTGTACAATCAAGGAAGGCTTTGTGCGTAGGGCTGTCTGGACCCAGCACTGTCTTCTGTTTTTTATTCATAATTCTCCTTTATTTAGGGGCGCCGTGAGTCTCTGCATAAACGATTCCTTGTTCTTCTAATCGCCTCAAACCCTCCTCACGTGCTTGTACTGCAAGCCTTTTGGCCTCTTCGTATCCGTATTTGTTGATACTAAAATTCTTGGTCACAGACCTTCCAGTATGATCTTTATAATATGCAACCCAACTTCCATACCTACCGTGCTTGTTTATCTTAATTTCCAACTTTACTCCAACAATACCGCTCGTGTTATTCTTTTGCATAGAATGATTACGGGCTTGCTCGGCGGTCGTTTCCCATCTGATATTTCCCGGCTGGTAGCCTAGATTATTGTCTTTCCTACCCACCGTCCACGTCGTGTCCTCGCTGGGTTTTTCTCCAATCTCAGCTAAGAAATTTGGGAAGTAGTTGAAATGCGGGTCAACTCCGATGCCTCTTGCGCCATAGTATTCGTAACGCTTGTCATTCTTGTTATAGCAGCGCTTAAACATACTCTTCCAATTTTCGTAGGCAGGGTGCTTACTCATTGCATGAGTTGTGTTTCTCAAAGCGGTGACCTCGGCCTTTAAACAACCGCAGCTTGAAGTATTTCCATATTTGACAGAAGCTCCAATTGCAACCACCTCTGCTCCACAATCACAAGCAAATCGCCAGAGAGTTGCACCCTTGTCGTTCTTGCCCGCTTCTGAAATACCAGTCAGTCTGCCAAATTTCAATCCCGTCAAATTTGATTTCTTACCCATTCTTACCTCCGCCAAAAATTACATTATAGCAGCAGATAAGATTCTTGTCAAATTTGAGCACTTCCAAATATGATAATCTCACTGGGTTTTGTAAACAACAAAAAGCCACACAGCATTCCTGCCGTGCAGCCTCCCTTTAGTATTCGGTGCCACAGCGCTACCCTGCCCGCCTGTGATCTTCAGATGCCAGTACGCACCCCTCTCCACTAATCCGCTTTCGCGGAGTATGCTCGTCGGAGCTAGTCCCTTGAGCAAAACCTTCTAACTTCAGGCGCTTATGTTTTTAACGTGGAGTCACCTATCTGCCACATCTTTCGTTACGAGAATTAGTTGGTTTCCCAACCGATGTCAGCCCTCGTCGGCTTTGGAAACATCGTTGACAACCTCGACAGTAGTACCGCAACCAGCTTCTTCTTTTACAGACTCATCTTTCTTACCGAAGATGTTATCAAAATTATCGTAATAATTCTTCCAACCTGTTCCGCGTGGCCTATCGCCCTTACCGGCGTCAGCATAGAATGTTTTTGTATCATCAGACATATTTTCTCCTTGTGTTCATGTGGGGCGAATTCCACGCCCTCTTAGCTTCTCGTAGAAGCCTCGTCAGCCGCAAGGCTAACAGTCTCTAAGGTAGTAGAGAATGGAGCGGGCTGCGGGGAATGATCCCGCCTCAATAGCTTGGAAGGCTATGGCACAGCCACTATACCAAGCCCGCATGTTTGGTTGCGGTCGCCAGAATCGAACTGGACTGTCAGCTTATGAGGCTGACGTGCTGCCGTTACACTACCCCGCTATTGTTCGTGCTCCGTGTCAACCTTGATCGCAGCACCTTTGGAGCATCTGCGGCAGAGGGTTGCCCTCCGAAGACTTGAGGGAACGTCTTCCCATTTCTATAAATAACCTTCCAGCCGAGCTTTCGCTGTTCTACGGAGGAAGGCCTTTGTACTATGCCCCCTGTAGGATTTGAACCTACGTGTGCTCTCGCAGCTTGATTACAAGTCAAGTCCAATCGACCGCTATGGGAAAGGGGCGGAAACTTTAATTTTAGGAGGTGCTCAATCCACCGAATCTTCCGAGGAGGGGCAGCGTCATCATAGGAGAACACCTTCTAAAACCGCCTCGTGAGAAGCGATTGCCAATTCTGTAAGAGTTAAAGGCATACTCTAAGAAGCCCACAAGTCTAAAAGCACAGTACGTATTCTAGGGGAGGCTATTTCAAGTCCACACTTAAAGGTAGTGACTCACCTGTTTTTCGTTGACAATCTGCACCCGGTTAAGTCGTAGGCCGATGCGTGATTTCCTCAACAAACGTATTATGGCATAAGACAAGATTCTTGTCAACTCTTAGATGCGAAGCAACTAAATACTATTTACCGTGCCCATGTCGATTACAGGAGCATCCCTGAATTCTTCAGAAATGTTGTCAAAATCCAACGCTGGTATATCATCGTCATTCTGGGCTGTAGAGCCAGCGCCAATCAGACCACTTGCCTTCACCTCTAGAAGCAAACGCTTCAACTCGTCGGCATTAACCTCGTTAGCCGTATCTACATAAAACTTCAGCAACTTCTCCGCTGCAATCATACGCACGCGCTCATCTTGGCTGTCCAAACCCTTCTCTAGTGTCTCGATAGCCTTCTTACTAATCTTCTTCAAGCTGCTTACAAGCTTCTTAAGTTCATGATCCTTCTTAAAAATAGCTTGTTGCTTTGTTGGTACAAGTTCACCCATGTGAACACCTCCTTATATTCTTAACTGATAAGAATTGTATCAGTGGTCCCCATTCTTGTCAATTTTAGGGCTTGACAGCAGATCATACTCGGTGTACTATCCACTTCACTTGCTGTTTTGCAAGGATTTCAAGGAGAAGAAAATGATCGTATTCGGACATAACGGTAAGATTGTTGACACTAGCTCTCTGCAACGTACTCGTGAGAGCTTCATTGTTGTAGACGAGGATGGCACGCCATTATGTGGCCGTTTCGCACCAAAGAGTAAACCAAACATGTATGTTGCAAAGATGCAACAACTCAAACAAGAGGATTATGATGCTGAATAATGTGAAAGTGTACTTCCACGAAGAAGGAAAACTCGTGAAATACAATGTAAACCACGTAGAGTCTTACAGTGACGCCATTTCCATTGTTCGCACACAAGTGTTCCGTGCACCAGCCCGTAGGGCGATTATGGCAGTGGTGCAGCGGGGCGCTGGATGACTCTACTAGAGGACATTGTAGAGGAAGCCTCCCGCCAAGAACGAAACATTGCAGACTTTGAAGACCTGAGATTTGCAGAGATTTATGTGGATGACAACACTCCAGTTCGCAAAACACGTAAGATTATTAACCAACAGAAGGAAACTAAATGAGCGAAATCACTGAAACCAACTCCAAAGAAGCTGCTGTAGAACACAAAAGCTTTGTCACACCCAACTTTGAAGAAATCATGGACGAAGCGATCAAGTATGCAGCGTATGGCTGGGTGCGCGATAAAACTCGCCCCCCGTTCTACAACTTCTTTCTATATGAAGTACACATGATTCGTACAGCAGCTACTGTAGCTGCCGCTAAGGCCAATTTGGAAGGTGGTGAAGGTGCTCGTGAACCTATCACCAAAGAGAAGCGTCAGGAAATTATGGCTAATGCTCGTAAAGCTAAGAAAATCAACAAGGACAAGGAGGACACGGATGAAGGTGCAGTTCAGTAATGCTGAAGTAGACGTTTGGAAGCTTCGACAAGGTACTGTTATTAAATACGATTACCACTTTTATCACATCAAAGATATCGCTTGTGTTGACATTTTAGACAACGAATTTATTGCAACTTTATACATCACTTGCGCAGAAATTCAGGAACGGGTCTACTCTAGTGATGTTACATGGCTGGAATCTCATGATTGACAGATAGCAATTCGTAGTATAAGATTGGAATGTCTGACAAATATGTTGGGCATTCCTATTAACGTTTATGAGGATAACTAATGTCCAACAATGCTAAGCGTCTTACACGTAAGCAGAAAACTGGTGAGCAACCTGTTGTAGAAGTGGTTGCTGGTGAGGTTGTTGTTCCTTTGCAACAAAAACAACTTACTATCAAACCTGCTAATCCTCGACAGAAAACACTTCTGCAATACCTGCAAGAAGGTAGGCAAGTTGTTTTTGCTATTGGCTCTGCTGGCACAGGCAAGTCTTTCCTTGCTGCCTATCACGGTTCTGAACAATTGCGAAACAAGAAGATTGATAAGATTTTTCTTGTTCGCGCCAATGTTTCTACAGGCAAGAGCAATGGTGCCCTTCCCGGCACTCTGGAAGAAAAGCTGCTTCCATTCTTCAAACAAACTCTTGAACATCTTGGCAAGTTCATGGGCAAAGGATTCCTCGGCTATTGCCTGACGAGTAAGAAAGTGGAAATGCTGAGTGTGGAGCACATTCGTGGCATGAGTATTGAGAACGCTCTTGTGATCGTGGAGGAAAGTCAGAATCTTACGAAAGAAGAACTTGAAGCCATTCTTACCCGCATTGGAGATGGGTGCCAGCTTGTTCTGACAGGCGACCAAAAGCAGAATGACCTGAAGGGTAAGAGCGGGCTGATGGAGACTATTGGACTAATTGACAATGCTCTTGGCAAGATGCCCGACTATCTTATTGACGAAGACATTCACTGCATGACGCAGAACATTGGTGTGGTAGAGTTTACACCAGAGGATGTTGTAAGGTCTGGTCTGTGCCGAGCATTCGTCAAGATGTATTACTATAACTAAGGAGGAAAGATGTCTGATATTATGAAACTCTTCAAACGTGATGTTGAACCGTTTGAAGTTATGGCTGTACCCCTCAACCAGTGCTACAAGTGCACCATCAATGATGACTTCACTGAAGTTAGCCAATTTGCACAACTGGTTGACTATCTGGACAATGCACAAGAAGGTGATATTGCACACATCAGGTTGTCAACCAACGGAGGTGCACTACACGCCATCATCCCCCTCATCGAAGCTATGCGCAACACTGATGCCTATATTGCCATGCATGTGGAATCCGATACGGCTTCCGCTGGCACCATTCTTATGATGCTTGCTCATGAAGTGTATGTTAACCCTTACACTACGATTATGATTCATACGGCATCTTACGGATTCTATGGTCACTCTGGCAACATGGATGCTAACGTGTCTCACAGCACCAAAGCAATCCATCGTCTTGTTGGTGAAGTGTACGCGGACTTCCTCACTCCTAACGAGATTGTACGTGTGCTGGATGGTAAGGAATTTTATCTTACAGCAGAAGAAGCGATGGACAGGTTTGCAAAGCGTGACGATGCTATCAAGCAGGCCATCGCTGAGAAGCTGAAGCCTGCCAAGAAGCCGCGCACTAAACGTATCAAAGTTGAAGCGCCTGTCCAAGAACAACCTGTAGAATGAACATCGCCTCGCCTAGTGCGGGGCATTTTTATTTGTAGAAAGCGCTTGCATTCTTACGAAAGCTGAGCTACTATAGGTCTGTCAACAAATTTAGGAGGGAATATGAAACACTACAAGCGAGGGTTCCTCAACAAAGGCTCTGGCATGGCAGCTTTTGAAGCAGACATAGAAGGGAGCCAGTATGAAACAGACGGTGAAAAATATATAAGTTCCTACTTCAGCATCACCGATTGCAACCGTAAAATTTCCCTAGACTTCTCTGGAAGCTTGGAAGAAAATCGAGAAAACAATCTGCATAAGCTGAACACCCTAATCGATGAACTTGCTGAATTTCGCACTAAGATGCTTGAATTATATGCGTGGTTAGATGACAAGGAGTCTGAATGAACTCAACATCCATCAGCCTTCTCAACGGAGGCTTCTTCGACTACGAAGCCCCTGAGCGCAGCCGCTACAGTATCGAAGACATTGCTCGTGGACTGTCACACACAGCACGCTTCTCAGGGCAAACCAATCGTGTTTACACCGTGGCACAACACAGTGTCCTAGTGAGCAAGCTCGTTCCTCCAGAACATGCACTAGAAGGACTTCTTCACGATGGTACAGAGGCTTTCCTCTGTGATGTGCCTAGCCCTCTTAAACGCATGCTTCCCGGTTATGTAGAGCTAGAGAAACGGGCTGAAGCTGACATGTGCAAGAGATTTGGCATGAAATTCCCCTTCCATCCAAGCATCAAGGAAGCTGATATTCGTGTCTTTCTTGCTGAGCGTAGGGATATGCAGCCCTGTGTTAAGGAAGTTTGTTATGAGGGTTATGAACCCTATCGTAACAAGATCATTGCATGGGACAGCCATATGAGTTATATTTACTTCATGAGAAGGTTTAAGGAGCTTACGAAATGAACATGCTTAAAGAATTTGTTGTCGATGTCTACTACGGAGCAATGCTGCTGGTTGTTATGATTCTTGTTGATCTTGGGATTATTCCTGATATGGGGGATGTGTGATTTTTGTATTCGGAAGCAACCTAGCAGGTAGGCATGGAAAAGGTGCTGCGTTGTACGCAAGACAACATCATGGTGCTATCTACGGACAGGGCGCTGGTCCACAAGGAAACAGCTACGCTATCCCGACAAAGGACGAAAGAATCAGGACATTGCCGCTAGAAACCATCAAAACTTACGTAGAAGATTTCTTATTCTATGCGGAGAATTCTCCTGATCTTAAGTTTGAAGTTACTAGAATCGGTTGTGGGTTGGCGGGATATAAGGATTGGCAAATCGCACCGATGTTCAGGAAGGCTCCACAAAATTGTTATTTACCGGAAGAGTGGAAGGAATATTTGTGAATATCTACGTAGCAGGATTCTTGCTCGGGTTGATTGTTGGGCAGATGGTTATTTATTGGTATTGTTAAGGAGGGTGTATGAAATACGAAGATATGATGCCGCACCAACAGCGTGTGGTGGATGAGAAAGTGGAGTTGGATGGCAAGATTGGTAAGCTTGATGAGTTTATTGAGAAGTCTCCTATCTTTTGGACTCTTAGTTTTAAAGAGCAAAAGCGGTTGTGCAGGCAATATGATGTAATGTACGAATATAGCGAGATTCTTGGAGATCGTATTGAAGCGTTTGGGGAGATTTAATGAGCAACACATTCGTCGTAAGCGACACCCACTTCGGGCATCACGGTGCAGTGAAATTCCTGACACACTCAGGTGAGAAAATGCGTCCTTGGGACAACATCGAAGAAATGGACGAAGCGCTTGTAGCAAACTGGAACAAAGTGGTGCGTCCTAAAGACAAAGTGATTCATCTTGGAGATGTTGTAATCAATCGTCGTGCTCTGCCAACTCTTGCACGTCTGAATGGCACGAAGATTCTTGTCAAGGGTAATCACGATGTGTTCCGTCTGGAAGAGTACACACCATATTTCAAGGACATCCTTGGTTGTAAGCAACATGATGAATACATTCTTACGCACATTCCTGTGCACGAGAATCAGCTTTACAGGTTCAAGGGAAATATTCATGGGCATATGCACAATGAATGTGTGCAAAAGGAAGTGTCAGATGGTTCATGGTATGGTCAACACATGGAAGATGATGAGCGATATTTCTGTGCCAGTGTAGAGAGGATTGATTACACGCCTATTGCATGGGAAGAGATTAAGAAGATTATGGAGGGTAGGGGAAATTGACTTATAGAGAAAAGATTGATCCTGAGCGACCTACACAACTACAACACATTTGGCGTAAGATTCATTGTCAGACATACTGCGCTTATGTTGGTAGCAGCAGGAGTGAGTGGTTCTTTGATGTTGGTTATTGCTTGGACAGGTATTCTTTGATTGATAGCAAAGGAGGAAGATATGACTAACAAAATCAAACGATACAACCTTCCAACAGAAAATTCTTATGGGGATGAAATTCTTGACGGTTGGTTAAGAATGGAACATGACTCTGAGGGTAAGTTTGTTGAGTACGAAGATCATCTTGCGATTGTTGAGAAGTTGAAGGCTGAGATTGATGATTTAAAATTTGAGTTGCAGGAATGCAGGTATTTTGAGGATGTAAGAGCCTCTTACGAAAATTGACACAGGCTCGCTGACAGCAATTGTTGGCGGGCTTTTTGTTTGTGTGCCGTTCAAAAACATGTTGACAACCTCATCCGCTCTTTATAAAATGCTGTTGTTGACCAAAACAAGGAGGACGTATGAGCCACAAAGTTATTTGCTACGCACGATGCAGTACCTCAGAGCAGTTTAAGAGCTCCTTGGGTATTGAGGCCCAAATTGAAGACATGCAACGGTTCGCACAAAGGAACGGATTGGAAATCATCGACATTCGTAGGGAGGTTGTGAGCGGTAAGCATGATTTAGACCGTCGCCCCATACTGCGTCAAGCTTTTGAGGATGCGGCAAAGATTAAAGGATGCTCTGTGCTGACATCAAAAATCGACAGGCTTTCGAGGTCGCAGCTTTTCATTAACAAGTTGGTAGCCACCAACGTAAATTTCATTACGGCTGAAACAGGCTTGGAGTGCTCTCCGTTAGAAATTTCTCTACGCGCTGCATTCGCGGAGGAGGAGCGTAGGAAGATCGGTGACAGGACAAAAGCCGCATTCGCTGCGAAAAAGGTTCGAGGAGAACCTATGGGAATGCATCTTGAGAAGGTGGCTGATGCGAGGTCTAAGGCAATTGAGCGCAGCGTCATGGTAAACAAAAAGGAGGCTGACGAGTTTGCGGAGTTCATGAGAGAGACTATCACCGACTACAAGGCACTCAATCTCACCCTAAGTCAAATGGCTGCAAGGTTAAATAAGTATAAGACCCCAACACAACGAGGTGGGAAATGGTATCCTACAACCGTTAAGAATATCATTGACAGACTTCAACTAAGTTGACAAGATGCTGTTGCCGTAGTATAATACTTTCATAAACGTAATGAAAGGTACTTATGGCAAACAAACAAAAATTTAGCGTAGAACAGGCGACTCAACTTCGCCTACAAGGACACTCTAACCAAAGTATCTCTGACATACTTGGCTGTAGTGTCCATTGGTGCGTCAAAAACTTGAAAGGTGTGGAGCGCGGGGCTGGTGTTGATGTAGATGCGACAAAGCTGAAAGCAATCGCTATTCTAGAAGAAGCCCTTGAGAAAGTGAGGGCGCTATGACTGAGATTTATGTAGGGTACTTGGCTACAAGCAATAACTTCGGACGGTATAAGGTTGGAAAGATGGACGGCGACCATGCTTGGATCGTCTTTGAGGACACTGGCAATGTAGAGCACCCTTCAATCAAGACAATCATAGCCAATGGTGTCGTAGATTACAAAAGTCCGAAGTACGCTCTGAAGTTGAATGGTCTATACAACACGAATAACTACGGGCAAGTTAAGGTAATCAAAATCACAAACTCCAAAGAGGTTACTGTAGAATTTGTAAACACAGGTAATCGTGTTGTTGTTCAAAAGAGTGCAATCCTTGCAGGTTATATCACTGATAAACTTGCTATAGCCATTCAGGAGCAGAAAAATTCTGAACTACGTGCAGAAGAAAAACGTATTATAGCTGAGACAAGGCGAGCAGAGAAAGCTGCCATTGAGGAATCCAATAGGCTTGCGAAAGAGGCAGCAAAGGCAGAACGAGAAGCAGCTAGAGCCGCAATCAAGTCTGTGCAAAGAACTCTTGATTCAAAAGGTGAGGTGTTCATCGAAACAGTTCACAAAGACTTGCTTGAAATGGAATTTAAGGTTGTTGACAGAGTAGATGGAACAAGTCAATGGGTTGTCAAGTATCTTGAATCTGGAAACGAATACAACTATTCAGAAAACTTAATCAGAAAGAAATCCGTGGGTGATAAGAAACGAGAGGACTACTTCGTTCTTAAAGCAAAGTTTGATAAAGCTAGAGCAGCAAAGTGGTATCAAGAGAATCGAGAACATGCAATTAAGCGGGCGTGTGAATATCAAAAGTTAAATCTAGATAGGGCCAGAGTTAACAATCAGAACCGTCGTGCTAGGCGCAATGGAGCAGAAGGAAATCATACTCTTGAGGAAACAAACAGATTGTTGGAGGAGCAAGGACATAAATGTAATTGTTGCGGCATCGCCTTGACAACCTCTAATAAGCATCTCGATCATATCTACCCTCTGGCTCTTGGCGGTACTAACTACATCTGGAATCTTCAATGGTTATGTCAGTTTTGCAATAACAGTAAATCCGCTACTCACCCTGACGAGTGGGAAATCTACAGTAAATCAGAGCAATTCCAGAGTGTTTTGAAGGCTCGTGGACAGCAGCTTCAATAGACATATTGTACTTCATATGTAGGCGACTTTGCAAGAGAATTTTCTAAAATTTTAAAATTTGAAGTCGCCTATTAGTCACATACCATCATCGACTTGTTGTAAATATATCAACAATATCCCTTTTGGCCGATTTTTAATTTTTCGGCAGGTTTCTTAATAGGTCAACCCTTCCATCTTAAATCGAGACACCCTTGTCTCCGTGGTCTAACAGTGCCCGCCGAAGGGTCGCTGGGCGGGGTCTACTACCAGAAATATGGCAAAACAGGCCTTCTAAAAAGCCGTTGTTCAAGAGTCGTTTATAACTGACGGCCCAATAGCCTACCCTCTCCCGCATCCCCACGTCGCACGCCTGTGCAATCTGCACACGATCACACCCTCACGAATCCCCCTCTGACGCGAATACAGCCCCGCCACGGCCTTATCTCGCATCGAATGTAGTTCGCAACACACTCCCTCTCTGCGCCCCTTCTAGCCTCTCTATTCCCTGTTCGCTGCGCCATGCCCTCTGTGTGCGCCGTCCTGCTGCTGCGGGATGCCCTCTCACGTACATAACACGCCTGTCTGTGCGTACACACTGCTGTAGATAGCACTTTGGCAATACATAACTCGTTGGTTATGAATAGTGCTCGTCACGGAATACCCCTCGTTGATGACAAGGGTTGTACGATTTTCACTTGTGATCGAAGTTTTGCCAAACAATACACGTGACCTATAATACACGTTCAATATACTGCACAGATGTACAGCCATGCAAAAGCACTCTACACAAAAGAAAAAGCGCCCCGAACCGATTAGAATACTCTCCGCTATTATCCTCGTCTACAGAGCCTTCCTCTGCATACTGATATCCCATGAGCCATTGACCAGCTTCGGCAGTACCTTTCTCGTAAGGGCAATCTTTAAAGTACAGGCCATCACGTTGTGCACGGTAGCCTTCGTTGTAGATTGCATCCCAGTCGATTTCATTGATGCTCATGTTGATTGCTCCTAGTGGGTTTGCCTTACGGCTGTTGTCCTGCCATGAACATCATTCTACACCCGCCACACAGCATGTCAAGCTGTTTAAGCACTAACATCAGCTTTTTCTACCAACCCTCTCACATACCCATCAAGCTTTTCCCAAGCTTGTTTCTCCCGTTCTGCTGATTTATTGTCCACACACCCATATGCTGCTACAGCCTCATTCATCCCAGCAATAGACGCATAGCTAGAAGCCAGCACGAGAATTTGTTTAGCTTGCTCTTGTGTCAACATGTTATTCATCCTTTCCATCTAACAACAACCTTACTAGCATTTTTACAGTTGGCGTCATGATATGTTCGCTACTACATCCATCTGAATACGTTATCTTGTGAATGCTGTGTTGTCCTGAAGGATTTAATGTAAATTGATGCTCTGTCTTATTGTCATCTAGGACTACCAACACGTCCGATTTCTTTACTACTTTCATATCATTCCCTCTCTCTTCCGACAACAAACAGAAATGTGTAGGCTTAAAGCTATGAGGCCATCTTGAGCAGATAAATCCTCCGTCTTCCAACCAAACACAATAAGGCTCTGTCGTATATAAATAACCACCTTCTAACACAACATCAAACGCTTTCTTCAATACCTTTAAACCAATAATACCTTATACCAAGAAAGCCGTACAAATCAACTTCAAAACCATTCGCCCTCGCAATAATTTCGCACTTATTCATTTCTCCTCCCCAATCTCAATCATCGGCATTGTATTAGCTTTCTTTTGCCACACAGTAACATCTGTCTTCGTATTCAATGCCTCATCAGACATCACAATGAGCAATCCTTTATGGCTCCTCAACAACAAACATTCTACATCATCCTCATGGAAGCATATATGCTCTAGCACTCGTTTGACAATAGCTTTACGAACACCATGTTTCCCCATAGCATTCTCTGTGTAACATCCTCTGTCATAACCTAGAATGTTGAGGCAATATGTTGTTTTTATGTGCAGGCCACTGAGTGGATTGGCTTTCTCTTCGGCTTGTGTGGCTTGCACAGAGACAGCCATGATTGCTAGGGCTGTTATGCATGTTGCAATGAGTTTGTAGGGGTTGAGCATGTTATTCTTTATCCTCAAACTTGCCAAGTTCCAATGATTCTAAATCTACGTCTGCAACATCCTCTTTTTGCAACTCTCTGGCTTTGCCAAGAACAGACCAATAGCTCTGTGTAAAATCATTCCACTCATACAACTCACCATTAATTCTAACCCTGTTAAGATTTTTGATTTTAGCCTGTTTCATGATTATACCGATCTGGTTAGTAAGGAAGGATGTGCAACATACTTCATACTACACAAGCACTCTAAGCACGTCAACAAGATTCTTACTTTTTCTTAGCTTTCTTTTCTCCTAAGTCCTCTTGCAGACATGACAGCATCCAATCAATCCATTGCAGCCTATATTGCTTCATACTCTTGTCACTACGGTTTAGCTTAGGCCTCTTCTCCTCTAACCAATTATCAAGGTATCTATAATACACAAGTCTATTACACCCAAGTATATTACTAATGTAATTACGGAGAGTATTCGAAGCAGTAATAAATTCTTTCGAACAGCACCAATCCCAAGAGAAATAGATTGCAGCACAAATACCACGGTACTTTCCTGTTTCAATATTCTTCCTAGCCCTCGTCAACACTTCAATCTTTGCCTCAAGCATTTCGACGCTGTCTTTCTTAGCCATGTTGTGTTTCCTCCTTTACAATCACAGTAACAATTCTATATTGATCTGTGCAACCATTGTTTTTGCTGCTCTGACACCATTTTTCACAGCTTTCATGTGCTCTGTGAAACTCGTGATAAATTTCAAGCTGTCCTTTCGTGCTGCACAGTAACCACGTGTTGTTATGATCGTCATACCATTGAATTGCGTACATATTATTTTTTCGAATCACCATATACATAGAAACAGCATTCCACAAGCTACAATCTATCTTGTCGAAGTTCTCATCGTCGAGCACATCTTCCAAGTGATTAAGAAGTTCTACAACTTTGTTGTGTAAGTCTGCCAATTCGTTGTTATTTTGATTAGTGTTCGTCATATCCTCCTCCTTTACAAGCTTTCCAGCCTTCTGCCCATTGTACAGCATTATAGCTGCCTTTCAAATACGGACATTGTGTAAGCTTGGCATATCCGAAACGATGGGCGTTGTAGCCGACAATGTAGGCGTTGCACATGGGAGTCTCCTATTAGTGTTTATTTCTGCTTCAAAGCTGCCTCTAACGCCTGCTCGATATCCCATGCAGCACGTTCTAGCTTATGGCTCAGGTCTTCAAACTTAGTCATACTGACAAGCTCTTTAGCTTTCTCTAAAAGGTTCTTTTCGTACACAGCTTCCAATCTTTCCCATGCTTCATTCAGTGCTTGCACGACATCGACTTCAACATCATTGACAAACATCTTTACTTCTACTTTTGCATCAGTGCCAACTTTAAAAACTTCTAGTATGTCTCCATCACCAACTTTTTCACACATTGCTTCTAGGACAAGAAGGCTAGCTGCATTTTGATGAGTTACATCGATTGTGTTCATCACCTTTCCTTTCAACCAAGAATAGCAGACCAAGGGGCAGACACAACAATAGCGACAACAAGAATGAGGTCGAAGAAAAGGGATTTGTGCATGTTACTGAATGCACGTTTAATTTCTGCAATTGCGTGCGCCGTCATAATTATCTCCACCAATGTTATCTTGTAAATTGTTGCTGTAACATTATTGGCAGTAGAGAATCCCTGATATCCCAATCTGTACACTTAAGCACAACAGTCCCATGTGACGTATCTTTCTCGAAAACATGAAATTCATCAATACGGCCATTATATGTATATCCGTAATCCTCTGCTGCGGCATGTGCCATTGCTTGCAGCCTACCCTTGCCAGTGTTCATGTCGTAGCCGTACATCTTAGATTCTCCTTAGTTAATTTCAACTACAGTTCCTGTGTAAGATTTGATGACATCATTGTTATTTACCAACACTGTAGCTTCTTCACCTACTACAGCTTTGAAGCACATTCCTGTTACAAGCTTGTCATCGATAGTTAGGATAGTAGCTTTCATGATGTCCTCTCTGTTTGCCTATCGGCTGTTTGTTGTACCGTGAAACCAGTGTAAAACACTTGGCAGGCTAAGTCAAGAACTTCTTATGATTCTTGTGATTGTTGTGTGTTTATCTCTAACACAGCAGATAGCACCCGCATACACTCATAAAGATCACTGTCAACCACTATTCCAGCCCTTAGCAGACTCTGTACAATGTCGTAGGCGTCCTCTAGTGTTTCTATCTGTTCGTTGCCCATAGCGCCCCCTAGCAAGAGACATCGATTTTCACCACTTGCCCATCAACAATCTTTGATAGTTTCATGTGCACGATGCTATCAGTTTTAAGTGTATGATTGTAAGCTTCACACATCAACTGAATAAGTAATGCTTCGTCCTGCGCGCGCACAACACCACTGTCATGCACTGGCAAGAATGGCTTTCCTAACGTTGACATTACGTTAGCAACGTAGTGAGTCATCCAACTATCTTGATTCTGTAGCTTAAGACCAGTGCAATTCTTATTACAAAACTCATCCTTCAATTGTGGGAAAGCTTTGAAGATGGCTGTAACAATCTGACTACCTGAATGCGCCTTGTAACCAATCTCTTGCATCTTGCTATTGATACTCTGAACAGCTTGTAGTCGGCTTGTGCAATTGAACATGATGTTTACTGCTAGCTTTACGGCTGTTCTATCTATATTCTCAACCAGCATGTATGGATCATCGCCCAACTGGTCAGCACATTTTAACTTCTCAGCTAGCATGAAGATGTGTAATGCTGTGTAGTCCACTTCTACGACAGGTTCATTGTCAATCTTGATTCGTAGCCGATTCTTTTCTTTGTTAGGAATATTCAACACACTAGCTTTGTAAAATCTTCCCCCCTCTTGAAAGTTGCTATTGTTGAAGATACGACTATACCAGTTTTGAAACTCTTCCCCATGCTCGTCCGTAAACTTGAACTTGGCGTTTGTTTCATTCAAGCGATTGATTACAGCTTCAATAGCGAACGTGTTTTCGTCTGCTCTGTAATCAACAGGCTCTTTCTTCTCATTGCGCATGATGATTGGTAGCCATGCTGCACAATATGCCATGTCAGCACGCATTAATAGTTCTTCCTGCGTCATAAACTCAGACTTAAAGAAATCTGTAGGCTCGATCCAACTAGACATTTTATCTCCCGATGTTCCATACTGTCTTGGTGCAATGTGATTGACTAGATATCCTTTTTCCTCTAGCATATCAATTGCTTTGATTACATCATACCCATTGATTCCTCTAGTGTTGTAAATGCTCTTAGTTCTAGCATTCTTATCCCTAGAATAGAATAAGCGTATGTTCTTACTTGAGCATGCAATCATGTTCATTAACACAACATTGATTACAAGCTTCTTGTTTGTCTTCCAGCTTCTAGTCTTGTTCTTGATACGATCTAGAATCTCAATATTCAATGATAGTGTTCTGTTGTTGATTGAGTATGTCCTACTCTCTCTCACTACGCCATCTTGTGTAATCTCTATCTTCAATGCTCATCTCCCTACAGTCTCTCACAGCATACTAGAATCTCTCCGTATAATAGCACAAGAATCCAACGAAAAACAGCCAGAACCCGCATGGATACTGGCTTTCAGCCGTTTTGACTCACTCCCCGCACTACTTAATGAACACATTGTAGCACCTGTCGTGCAGTCTGAACAGTAGGTTGTAGTAATACCAATTATAAGAATTTTGTTATAGTCCTTACACCCCCTTAGCTGTCCATCCTCAGTCACTTTCAAACACCACAGTAAGCGCCGCATTGAAGTCATGACTACCTTGACTCCTAGACAGCCTATATCCCTGCTTCCTGGCCTCTTTGCATAGCTGCTCAGCCCTCACCATCCTGACGTTATAGCGTTCCTCATACGTCATCTTGCGCAGCATATCATCGGGAAACTCTTGCCTTAGCTGAGCAACGATGTCCCTGCGCTTCTGTAGGTTCTTTTTGCTGTACATGTCACAGCCCCCACAGAAACACTTCCTCAGTTCCTCTAGCAATAAACAGCCGTCCTCCAGTGCCCAAGCGATACCCACCACGGCAACGAACGAACACAGCACCGTTAGGCTCAAACTGGAAAGCCTGCCCCACTTTAAGTTTAGAGTATTTCATGATACGGCCTCATCGAACCACATTGACTCGCACGATAACCCGTTGCCACCGATAGCGCATTCAATCTTGCTTCCATTAGCAAACCTTATATAACCCTCTGCCCAGGAGAATTTATCGCCTTGCTCAAGCTTTGTGTGCATGACATCTGCCATCTGGCTTAGTTGTTCCCCACTATTGCAAGCTATCTTTACTTTCGTGTTAGGCTTGAACCTGCAATATTGTATCATCAGGTCTAGCCGAGTTATAAATATTTGCATCACACCTCCCACCCTTGCACATTATGATTGTTCCGCTTATCTCTATCAGAAAGCCACTTCAAAGCAGCATAACGAGCATTCTGCAAATCATCAATCAAGCTCGTCAGATCATCGACAGTAAGTAGCAAGCTGATTTCACCTCTCAGTGCATCTCTTGCGATTACCTCTATCATGTCTTGGCACCTGTCTACATGAATAGTCATTACTCGTGTACCTCACCATAGATAGTATCGCCCGTACCTCTACCCTTGTATTCTGCCACTTTAACGACTGCTTCGCTTAACTGCTGCATAAGGTCTTTAGCTTGATCTTCGTTCAGGAACAAACTAAAACTTTTCCATGTGGCACCTTCCCCGTTGTTGTCAATGGCGATATCAACGTGTTGTTGTATAGCTTCAACTTTAATATTCATGACACCCACCTCAGTTTTAAATAATTTTAATATAGCATCTTCCGCATCAGCTAATGCTTGTCCTGTACCAAAGTCATTCCCGCAAGCATTAGCGTCTAGCGCCGCATGTCTGAAATTGTTTAGCAAATCCTCAAGGGTTGTCAAGCTTCAACTCCAAGCAGAAATTTCCATTGATTGTCAGACAGCGAGCTAATGAAATGTTCCTCTAATTCAGACATGCTAAGCTTTTCAATTAATGCTCTGTTCTGCTCTCCGCAAGCTTTCTCTGCCTCGTGCTTATACTTGTACCAGCAGCAAGTGTTGTTATTTCCAACAATGTGTGTTGGTTTGTTTGGGCCTTGCCATTGCAGAACATATCCGCCACGTTCTCCGGTCGCAGAATAGTTTGTCTTGACTTTGAACATAATCTTCTCCTGTTGTGTTGTGCTGCCATGTCTTCTTAGTGAAGCGACAGAAGAATCATAGCGCACTTAAGAAAGCATTGCAAGCACTATTTTATATTAGCTGCGCAGCTAATACAGCATTATCCCCTAACATTGCCCCACACAAACAAAAGCCGTGCTGCCCCTTTCGGAACAACACGGCCAGCGGTATTCACGTTCTGTGATGCTTCCTTGTGCGTATGCATTGTCTAGCTGTTGCAAGGAAAACCCCAGCGACCGAACACCGGGGTAATGCTTGAACGGCATTTGATTCCAGTTAAAGTTCATTGTTTCACCTTGTAGGAAGGGTTTGCAAGGCGCTGATACGTGCTAGGAAAGTAGTGTTCCACCCAAAAGTTACCATCTTGACCAATCCACCACGAGACAGCTTTACCACCGTTCAGGTCAAGCAAGCCATTGTTGAACATTTTGGTGAAGCGATCAACGGTGACTTCGATTTTAGAGAGTAACATTTTTTTAGCTCCTTAGTGTGTTTGCGCTGCTGATGTAAGAACTATAGCAAAGACAAACAAGCATGTCAAGCACATTCTAAGATTTATTCTCGTGATGCGTCACATGAACAAAAGCTGTGTGCTGGTGCATGTCAAGATTTGTTTGCCGGAATCACACGGTATTCCCCCGGCCAAAGTTGAGCTTACGTTTTCATTCCTTCAATTGCCATATGTTCAACAGGCCACACATAATGTGTTTGAAAGTCTTCCGTCTGATATGGCAAGCTTTCCCACTGTTGTGTATCTATGTTGAATCCTTGTACTAGGTATCCCATGTTAAGCCACCCTTTCCACCGCAATTAAATACCTTACATCACCCGCTTTGCTCGCAGAGACGGCAGTAAACAACGTTGTCTCAAACTCTAGGCCAATCATGATATCAGGCCGTCTACTCTTTGGGGTGTTGATTGTCCTCATGTCCGATGCGTAGCGTTCTAACGTTGTGTCAACGTAGCGTCTTTCGCCTAGCTCAAACGTTAGCAGCCATGAATTCCAAGAGCTACGGGCCATCACTCCCCCTCGCACGTCTCACAATACGTCATACGCCCAAGATGTGTCAACCTGTACCCTTTCAACACAACGCCCTTGAAAACCTCCTGCGTGGCCTCTAGATAGCCTTCCTGAGCCAATGCAGCCGCTACCTTACTCTTTGTCTGCAACAGGTACGGCCCTTTGTTGAGCGCTGACTCAATTTCAAGAATGAAAGCACGTTCAAGAATAGATAACTCTTGTTTGTTCATTTCAGCACCCATTCACCCAAGCCAAAGTAATAATCAAGCCACCAATAAGCATCGTCCAGACGTTTAACATGTTTGCTTTTAAGCGTCTCTTCCGGAGGGAATACAATGTCATATCCCCATGCGCTTTTGACAAGACAACAGAGATAATTGTTTTCTGTGCTGTAGATTCTGTTAGTGTTGTTCATTTCTCACCCCGCAAACTGTGGCTCATCATCATACCAGCCTCCCCACGGATCGACGTGCCAGTATTCCACTTTACCTGTAACTTTGTTTGTGCGGACATTACAATGGTCGCTGTAGGTCCACGGGCTTTCAAACATATGTGCAACGATAGCTTTAAGCGTTTTCATTTTGTCCCCTCATGGCGCATTTGACGAAGTTTGTTTGCGAAATACTGTGCATTCATTCTGTAACATTCCTCACCTTGTACAACAACAGTATCGTCAAGGATAGCTTGCGCTGCCTCTTCCAACACGATATGCCGGATTTGGGCGTATGTCAACTCTCTGTTTGTGCAAGTGATGTTCATAGTTTCCTTCCTTCGTTCATTGTGTGTCTCTGGCGAGACTGTAGAGCTAGTGTACAGTGCCTTATACAAGCAAGTCAAGCACTATTTACATCTTACGCCTAGCTTGTTCAAACCCTTCAAGGGTAATCAATGTCATCGTCACAGCTTTCCGTGCAATCTCAAACGAAGGACCAAGCTTAAACAATGCTGCCTCTGCGGCTTTGTAGTCCTTGATTGCTTGTGCAAGGTCGACATCGTTGATTAGCTCACCATTGCACACTCTTGTGTATATGTCTCGGCTCATTACTGATTCTCCTCATTTAGGAACACACAACACCCTGACTTGAAAATCACTATATGATCTAGTGTTATCTACCCTTTTACGCCATTCATCAGCAGCAGATACGCAACGCTCTTTGCTGACAAATTCTTGTGTGATTTGTGATTGGTTGTCGTGGTAGCCGATAATCCAAACAAAAAGAATCCAAGTCATTTTTCGTTCTCCTGAATGTAACGCTTAACCGCAGCATCAGCAACAATCCTAGCTATGAAAGTTTGAATACCTTGATGTGTCCCCTCTTTTCGGTGTTCTTGTGCAGCACGATTCACAAGCTTGCACAAATCGTCATAATCAAGAGTGCTTTTCGGATATTCCTTTTCTGGCTTGATGCGGTATTCTGTGCCTTCATCCCATTCAGGCTTATTGTCTACAACGTCCACCCAATGTGGGACAGTGGCATATGTGTTCCAGTATTGGATGATAGCACCGTCAGACCATGCAACAATCAAACTTTTGTGTTTATGTGGCTTGTTCATTTCATTCTCCCAAAGCTTTCTTGATTGCTGCTAGTGCTTTATCTACTGCATCCTTTGGTGCAAGCAACCCTTCGTCAAAACCTCTACACTCTCCGAAGTATTGCCATGAAAGAGTTTGTGTTACTGCTTGCAAAGCTTCCAACAATAACGGCGATGCTGCCATTAAACGCGCATTTGCAACCAATTCCTCTTTTGTAGCATCCGTTGATGAATAACACTCTGCCCAAAAACGGCACTGATTGGCGTTACTAGGGCACTCGGCATAAACCGTTGTGCCTTCAACTTTCCATTCTTCTTTTGTGTAGCTCATTTATTCCTCCGTCAATTCATCAATAAACGTATATAGTTCCTCTCGTGCTCTGTCTCGTGCTGACAGAGCTAAATCCCATTTAGATTGCTCTTTATCTTTTAGCAAAGCAAGCATTGCGGTCGCTTCAGCGAACAGGGCCATCTTGAGCTTCAATTCGTGGGCTTGTTGTTTGTTCATTTGCTGTCACTCCTCGCATCATACCATCCGCTAACCCACCATTTATGATCGCTTTCTTCTTCGTCAACAAACGGATAAGGGCAACTTTCATAGGGTTTACCATTTTGGAACGCCTTATAACCTTCCCAATATGACATAGGCATTTCATTTCCCCTTTCCAAACAATGCGCCAATAGCTAATCTCGTCTCAAACTTAACAGGATCACGCCTGTATTCAATCTGAATTCGCCCGTTAATGCTTCGTGTAACGATAGCGTGCAATTCGCCTGTATTGTCGTCGTACACTTCAGCGCTCGTTGCTCCATAATGATTCACTTGCATATGGGCAACACATTTAGCAACAGCCCAATTCGCATCACTTGCGCTATTAACTTGTACGGGATCGTGATAACGTTTCCCTTGGTAGTATTTAGTTTTTATTGGTCGCATTTTTAATCTTCCTCATCTTCTTTCACATACCGGATGATTAGAACATCGTCTCTGCAAAGATTCACTTCCATAATTTTCGGTTCCAACACCTTCAAGCGGAAAATTTGTCCAGCAATGGCACTATCTTCTGTTATGTATTCGTGCCAGTTGTCCGACTCGTAACGCCATTTGATGGTTAGCATATCGTCAATCCTTCACAGAGATGATTTCCTTGATAATGCCCGGTGGAACGCCATTGCCGCGTAGCTGGTCCACTAGCTCCAAGCGTTCAGTGCAGTTAATCCAATTGCGAAGGAAGCGCAAAGGTTGACTCTTTTCAGAATAAATCCTTGCCACGATTGCCCCATCGTCACGACGGACAGTTACGCTAGGGCGCTGATTGCGTGAGGAGTTTGACGAATAAACGCGATAGTTTCCAATGATTTCAGCCATGATGTTATTCCTTAATTCAAACTTTTACCGTCAAGATGATATGCCCAATCCCAGTCCATGCACTCCTCAATTTCTTGTAATAGCTTATACGGTGCATTCTCTTTCCAATTAGGGCGCTCATGCAAGAATTTGTCATCTACCATCACATTACTTACACCCATTGCACAGAAGAGAGTTATTTTATGACGGCTGAAATTGTACTTCCCTAACATTTGCCTGAATATTTCTAAATATTTATGTGCGGCCCGTTCTGTGGCTTGTGCAATTTCTTCCTCCATGCACTCAGCGATAGCTTTAAAGTCTGGTCGGTAAGAAAGACTCATAATCACTCCCCAAACCAGAATTGTCGGCAATACGTCAGCAAAACATCTTGCTCAATAACACCGACAGCCTCTTGCCACGGTTGAAACCAATCTTGATATTCGATCCAAGCGCGGCACGGTTCGCTATAATTGTCCAGTTCGCCAATGATTCGCACGGCAGGGCCGCCAGTGCACAGCAGAATCTGAAATTCGCTAGGCTTGTTGTCACCACCCGGTGCATGCCAGTCGGAGCGCACTTGCACGTCAAGAGCATCATTCTGGATAGCTTCGCGTGCTCCGTCTTCACATTCGTTGCCATTTGCTGCTTCCACTAAATCATGATATTCAATAGCTGCATCATGGAACATTGCCTGATCGTCGTTAGCCTGATTCACCACCCAAACGTCAAAACTGTTTCCCTCTGCCTGATCTTCGCAAGCACTTTCAAGCTCATCTTTCAATTCTTCCAGACGATCATAATCAACTTCCAGCGCTGCTACCATTGCAGTGATGCTGTTAGCTTGTGCAACAGCTTGCGTATATGCGTTATCTTTCTCTTGTGCGTTCATTTGGTTTGCTCCTAAATGTTTGTTGATGTGCTTAGTATGCTTGTTTATCTGGAAGCTGTCAAGCTTTATTTTATGCTGTAGAAACCAATAGGAAAATTGATATCGTCCATGCATTTTTGCGCATCTTCTTTCTTGTCAAATCCTTGCACAACTTTACGCATATCGTAATCTGCATCCTCTTCACCAGTGGTCACGAAGTAGCAACCTGTACGAGCAAAGCCAAGCTTTTTAGCCATCGTACTAGAAGGGTATGCGTAGCTCAATTCTTTGACAATCATGATGTTCTCCGTTGGTTTTCGCTGCAATGAGTACATCTTAGACCAGAACAAAAAGCGTGTCAAGCACTTTTAGTCCGACAAGCCCACATAAGCACCAAACACGAGGATTTAGACGTTCTCTATATAGCATTGTACCTGTGGCGTTGAACCTGCAATCGATATGAAGACAATCCTTATCACGATGTCCGTTATCACGATAAGCATCTTAGAGAAACACACTACCTTTCAGCATCGACCTAAGAAATCTTTACACAATCTCAGAAAATCCTGCACCGGACTAAATTTACACAGAAAATCTTATATGGCCTCGTTGATCGCAGGGGTGTTGTGATCCTGAGTCATCAACGAAATTCTGAATATGAACACGTTTCAGATTCCAAAATGAAAAGAGGGCCATGCGGCCCTCTAAACATTATTTCCCATCATACGTTCCCGCCAAAATTGCTTCTCTCTTTTCTTTCAAGTGGTGCTCGTAATTGGCCCAATCCATAAACATCAGTGTTGACACAATAGCCAATCCTACAGCAATGAATGTTTTCTTCACATCAGCCTCCGTAGCGATACATTGCAGCAAACAAAGTAGCAATCACAGCACCAAATACAAGAAATGGCACCATTTTATAATCTTCAGTTGTGATGAGTTCGTACGATAAATAACCTGCAAACGTAATAACTGAAAGAGACATCACAACAGCAGCATTGTTAAGCTCCGTTGATTGGTTTAAGAATGTCAATCCGAAAGCAAACACGACAAGGGTGATGAGTGTGTATGCGAAATGTTTAATTGTGTTCATTCATTCCTCATTAAGATAGCGAGCAGCTTGCACGTATCCACTTCCCATTTCGGTAGGAAGGGTCCAATAAACCTCGTACGTGTATTTTACTCCGTTGTGCATGATTTCTAAAGGCCAATCTTTATCGAGAGAGAAGTGTTTGATGTAAGCATACAACTCTATATCTGTCGCACTGAGAATTGTGATTTCGTACATAGACATTTCAGCCATTCCGATTTCCTTTGTTTGTTTATATGCAAACATGTTATCTTGGAAATGGCTGTTAGTCAATGTGAAAGATGGTTATTTTGTCTTAGCTTGGGGCATGGCGCCGCTCGCGCCGCCCACCAGCTTGTCCACGGTGTCCAGCAGGTGCAGGATGCAATTTGCGTCCGCCGTGATCTGGTCGCGGATCGCCCCGGCAGCGACGGAACAGCCGCTCCCGCTGGCCTTGTTATGCTCCAACACCACTTCCACAGCAGCGTGTCGAGCGTCACGATGACCTAACTTGTATGCAGTTTTTACAGCATGGTTTGTAGCTCCTGCTGGGATATTGCACGGAATATTCATAATATCCATGTTCAGCTTGTCAATGATCATGTTATTCTCCGCCCTCCAGTAAATACTGATTGTTAATGCATTTAAACGAATACTCAGGATTGCTCATGCTCTTAAAGACAACACCTTCTGCAATCTTATTATTGATGCTTGGGCGTTCTGCATAAGCAAGGAAGTCTTGCACAGATTTGAAATTCCGCAAGTCAATACCTTCAATCACAGGCGTGTGTTGTAGGCCAAGTCTGTGGCAGATGCCATGACGAACCTCCGCACCAAGATAACGCTGTTCATCAATATCAAAGATATCAAACACAGAGAACTCATGGTGTGAAATTCCCTCATGATTGCCGTTGATACCATTCCCCCACAACTCTCCTTGAATGGCAATGTTCTTTCCATAAGCACGAAGCTTTTCTTCCAAGCCAAGTTCAACAGCCTTTTTGATGAATGCATTGCCTGCATTTTCTTCATTAATCTTCAATTCCAGATTACGAGAGCATACACCAAATTCGCCATTGTTGTAATACACGGTCATGCTGGAGCCGTCAAGCTTAAGCGTTACTTCATACGTGTCAGCGAAGTGTTCTGCTTTCATACGTTTAAATTCGTTCTGGATACGCTCTTGATCCGTCTTGCGCAGGAACGACGGGAAATATCCCTTGGCTTGTCCTGCAAGCTGTGGATTCATTGGGCGTTCCCATTTTTGGATGCGCAAAGCGTTTGAGACATCTTTCCCTTCCGTGTAAACTGTGGGATATTCAGGAATAGCCTCTAAAATGTTCAACGGAAGAATCAACCCTTGACTAAGTTCTCCACGAAGCTTGATGGATTTCAGGCGTTCACCCTTCACACCGTTGTACTCGCGCGGTTCTTTTCCTTTCGACAGGAATGGGGCAACCTCGCTAGGAATCCACGAATCAATCTCACAGTAGACCACGATATCGCCAGCTTTGAAGCCGTTGTCTTTTGCTGTCACAAGTTGCCATCCGTCGATGATGGCGATGTCGAGTTTGTCAGCGTTTGGATGGTTGCGGATTTCAGAGATGCGGCGGATAGACGCCATTGCACGTTCAGTCATGTTGTTCCTCCTCTTAAATTTGTTAAGGTGTTTCTAGTGTATCCTAAGATTCTTATGGCTGTCAACACAAATCTGTCGTACAAAAGAAAAACCCCAGCACGAGGCTGGGGCAAAGGTGCTTCACGAGGAGGGATAATTCCTACATTACGTTCTTCAACAGCTTTGCAAGTTTGATTGCGAGTTGCATCGTGGCATCATCAATCTCAGCTTGCGTCACACCCGGACCCGGCACAACAGGTTGAAGCAACGTGGGCGACTCAGCAGCCACTTGACCAAGCTCGGCGAGATAACGCTTCATTGCAGCTTCAGAGCGCTTGTTTGTCTTTTTGTTATATGCTCGCTTCTTTTCTTCTGCCGAACGCTTTACAACAGCGCCTTCAGGCTTGTCAGCAGAGGCTTTCTGTTCTGGCTTTTTTGTTTCCTTGTCATGCATTTCTTGCGCAAGCTGTTGCAGAGATTCCGGCTGACCCTTCTTTTGTTCGTCTTTCTGCACAAGTACAAGGTTGGCATCGTTCAGCTTACGCGGCAGGGGCTTCGTCTTGGGGAAGCGTTGACGAACCAAGATATCATGTTCAGGAAGGTTGATATGCTTAGCGTATGCCTGTGCCACTTGAAGGGCTTGATCAGCAGGAAGATGCTCCGTGTGCATATAGAAATCATAGCCCACTTCAACATCCTTGCCGTTCATGAACGCTTTGAGGCGTCCGTTACCCTCTGCGCGGGAGTCCACGTCGAAGATCACTGGAGTGTTCGTGAGGGGATAGATGCGAGCGATAACTTGTTTCATGGTGATACTCCTATATATGTAGTTAAGTAGTGTTACTTACGTATCACGTTACTTACGTATTGTGTTCTGCTTACAGGTTTCGCAGCTTTAACTGCCTCGACAGCCTTGCTTTCCTTCTCTGTCTTGCCCGTCGATGAGTGAAGCATAAGGCATATAAAACACAGAGTCAACATAAATTTTCATATACCCCTAGATTTCTGTTCCGTAACGTGGTAAGCGTGATTTTTCACAAGCTTGCTGTATGCATAAACAGTTGTTGTAAGTGCACTTGTCAGCGTCCGCCTACAATTCTCACCAAATAATCACAACATTTTGTGTACATTCTGCAATAAAGGGCGTAACGTGATTGTAATTCTTGCGCCGGTTATCTTATGTACGTTGACTAACGCTAAGGTGCAGAGGAGAACCTATCAGAATTGATAGGGAGTGCGTTAAAAGACAGGCGTAGGATGACAGGTAGAGAGAATCCCTCATAGCTGAGGGTAGGGAGCGTTTTACCTGACGGCATCGAAACAACCTGTGTAACAACGGGTAAGGGGATTGCTACGTCAAAAGAATCGTAATGACGGCCTTAACAGGGCTGAATGGCGAAGCTTTGCCTGGAGGGAGAGCATCGTCGATGCTGGGCACGTTTTCTAGAACGTGTTTTTGAGGAGCGTGAATTGATAAGAGGGCTAGGACTTCACAAAAATCTGGAAATCCTAGACATACCCTCGTTGATCCCAGTGCCTCGATGATCGCCATTCAGGCACTAATTTTTGGTTCTATTCGTTTCTACAGTTTGGAAATGAAATGGATGGTCACTCAATCTTGTCGAAAGCATTCTTCGGAAATGGTTCCTGATTCCACTCTTCAAACATTTCTACAGCCCGCTTCGCACTTGCAAGAATGTCTTTCAAATCTTCGCCAAGGTCTTTGTGATGACGCTTGCCGGGTTGGAGAGCTTTCTTGAGCAAGTGCTGAAGGCAAGGGTCAGTCACCTCCCATGCACGGAGTACGTCATATACATCTATCCAGACTCCCTTTTTAACCTCCCTCATGTATTTGTTCTGTACAGGTGCACCCTTTGACTCTTGCACAACGTTTTCCTCGACAATCTCAAAACGATCTTGGTGATAGCATGATCTTACACCTTTAAGGACGTAATTGTTCATAGAGTAATTGCTTAAAACTTCATACACATGTCCGACACAAAGTTCTTCTTCTGCGCCGCTATTATTAATACACCTCACCTTGAATGGGAAGTTAGGTGGCTCAGAAACAACTACCGCATCTCCCTCCGCAAAATACTTATCCTTATCAACAACCTTGTACTGACTACCATATTTGTTGATCTCCACAACATCGAAGCACTTTCCGATTTCCGATGCATACCAATAGGAGTTCTTTTCAGCTTTTACCACTTTAACACGTTTCACACTAGTGGAACAATCCTTCATACTTCCTCCTTACGTTTGTTAAGAGCCTGTAGAGTACATCACACGGGAGGATGCTGTCAAGCACTATGTTGAGATAGCATTGCGTAAGAATGGATAGCTTCGCTAAAATTGTTGTTGACGTGTTCGAACAATGCTGGTACAGTGGCTGCACTTAACTGATTAGGAGGGTATATGAGTGTAGAAGACACAAGAACGCCAACACAAAAGGCGAAGGACGAATTGGGCTTTCCTATGGAGGATCAAGGGCGATGAAATTTGAAATCAATCTTAACGAGACTGTAGAAGTGAAGCTGACGCAAGGCGGAGCACAAATTTATAATGCCCGTTACAAAAATCTAAATCTTCCTGACAGGTATGAAATCGATACGAAGGTGGCAGGAGAAACGTTGCGAATCCAGCTTTGGAATTTGATGGAGATATTCGGACCGTACACTGGATTGGGTATGCATCCACATTTTGAGGGGCTGATGATGACGATTGAGAAGGATGTTAGTTGAGCACAGCTTCAGCCATCTTGCTCCTGATGGCGCTCTCCAGCAGCGCTCAAGCGAAGGTGGCAGACAACACCTGCCTAGCATACACAGCTAAGCGTGAAGCTGAGAACCAAAGCTTGCGCGCTGTGAAAGGAGTTATAGAAGTGGTGCAGCACAGGATGCAAAAGCAGCACAAGAGTTGTAGGGCGATTGTGTCTCGGCGAGGGCAATTTTCATGGTGGCGTAAGAATATTAAGATGAAAACTACTCCAGACTGGTTGGTACGATATGAGGAATCGCGTAGGATGCGCCCTGTACTACCACCTTGCGCTGACCACTTCTACAGTACAGATATTGAGCCACCCAAATGGGCTGATAAGATGACTAAGGTCTCTAAGATAGGAAAACTAGTCTACTTTTGTAGCAAGTCATAAATACTTGACAGCAACTCAATGTCGTGGTAAGATAACATCTTTGGACGATTGGAGATATTATGAATTATCAGACTTGTACTGTTGAAGAACTGGCAGACTTTGTGGAGGTCAGCCCTGCTGCTAGGATCACCCAGCAACTTATCTACTACCGTGACAGGGGTGTTGTAGAGATGGTTGAGAAGATCAAGGAGGCAAGACGTATTGTCAAGAAACGTAAATTGCTCCGACAATTGGAAGCCATGCAATGAAATGGCCTTCAATTAAGCATTCTTTTGATGAATGGGTGAAGTGGAAAATAGCGGAGTTTACACGTGCTGGCAGTATAGGTGGAGGCTTTGAATTTTGGCCGAGTGACACAGAGAAAAACTCTAAAAGGTTGTATTATTGGAAATACAAATGCCCCAAATGCTCTAATGATGAATTTGTAGATGCGGGTCTTTGTGATGGTATTTTTGAGAGCGCAGAGGCTACGCTTAGAAAAGGCCAACTTTCTTGTCGCTGTTCTAAGGCTTTCAGATGGACTAAAGATCAAAGAGAATTCGTAATAAATAAAATTCTAAAAGAGCGTGGTGATGGAGTAGAGTTCGTAAGGTGGAGAGACGGTTATCATGGCGCACTTTCCAAGATGGTGCTGAAATGTGTAAAAAACTACGAGTGGACAATCTCCATAGGTAATTTTATGAACGGTGCGGGATGTCCATGTTGCTCCACCACAGGTTTCAAGGCAAACAATCCCGGCGCACTTTACGTAATTCGTGCTGTAAACAACGTTACAGGCGAGTCTTTTACAGGGTATGGAATAAGCGGTTGCGTAGACCATCGAATCCGTCAACATAAGTGTTCTCTCAGGAAAAAAGGTTTCGTAATGACTGAAATGGAGTTCTTTCATTTTAATACGGGCAGTATGGCACTGTCAATGGAGCGTGAAATACGAAAAAATTTCTACAAGTCAGGTATTAATGTTAAAGGTTTTATAGAAGAATCTACTAGCTACCATAATTATGATGATCTTATTTCTTTTGTAGAAGAGAAAATTGCCTACAGCCTGTGCTCATAACAATATTACGGAATAAAAAGTTCTTGCTACAATGGGAAAAGTCAGGTATGCTACACGTACTGGATGACAGGTACACGTATTACTTCCGCAAGGACATTGCACCTGCATGGGCTAGTAGGTTGAAATGTGACAGGGTTGTTGATTCGCATAGATTTTGTAGAGATAACTAAAGGAGAAGAGAATGAGCACCGAATACGAAGCTTTCCTCGGAATCGGTAAGCGGTTCGGCAAAGAGTGGCGAGTTGTAGACTTTCTGGCAGAGAACACGTACTTGACGGAAGACCAGATTACAGATATGTGTGATGGTGGTACGCATCTAGGGATGTGTGCGATGTGTCTTGATTGCCATAGTGGAGAAGATTGGTTCGTTGGCTTTGAAATCGGTGGCGAAAGCCCTGACACGCTAATCAATCATGTTGTGGATGCTCATGAGCGATGGAAAGCAATTTTCAAATCCGTTGAGCCACGTGTAATTCACGCAGTCAAAATCTGGTAAATTAACTAAGGAGAAATATTATGAGCACTAAAGAACTGAACGCACAACTGGCTGCACTGGTTCAAGAAGTTTACGATGCACTTCGTGCAGCAGAGGCTTTTGCAGAGGAACACAAACTTGGTTTTAGTTTCTCTCCGGCGTACGGTATGGGTGGCTATTTCGATGGTGAGCAAGTTGGTGGGACTAACGAATGGGGTGACGAATCCGACGGCTGGAACCCTTCGTCGCAAAACTGCTAAACATTTTATTAACACAAAGGAGAAAACATGAGTATGGTGACGATTAGCAATAAACGTCTGGATGAACTGCTGGCTAAGGCTGGTGAGGAAGTGATTTCTGTCCATGACGGCAACAAAATCATTGCAGAGAAAGTGGAAGCGATTAAGCAACTTCTGCGAGATATTAAAGATGTTAGTGAGCGCTCTGGTGCCACTGTCAGGCTTGAGTATGAATTCACCGGTCTGATTGATGAGATTGGTATGCTGAATTCGGATTGGCAAAGCTCGTACTACAACTGCTAAGGGGAATAAGAATGCAAGAAATCATTATTGATGGTGTCAATCTGAACGAGCTGAAGGCCAAGCACGATGCACTGCAAAAAGAAATGTCAGATGCATGTGGAAAAATTCGTCAAGGGGCTTCAAAGTTTATTGCTGAGAACATCTCTGCTGCACGTAAGGTTTTGGACGAGATGCTTGAGCTTGATTCGGAAGAAGATGTGGACAAGATTGATAATCTGGCACAAAATGCCCATGACATTCTTTCCGCTACGTCTTTTGTGAGTGATGTGTCTGGAGTTCCGTTTGAGATTCCTTACTATGATCGGCAAGCGGAGTACTACCCAGACAGCACACCATACTCCAATCAGCTTGAAGATGCTGGGTTTGACACTGACAGGACGAACAAGCTGTACTTTCTTCTGGAAAGTATGGAGTCGGAAGTGAGTGACTGGAATGCGTCGTATTGCTGAGATAAAGGGATCTTGACATGATTTTGATTGGCAGCTTGGCCCTTCAGACGCACGTAACACACCTTGTGCGCCCTACTGTTGATGTTGATTTGGTAGGAACCTACGACGAGATTATGGCGCACCGTAAAAACATCAACGCGAAGGTGTGTTACCCTATTAACAGCGGAAAATCCATCTACATGCGTCGTGTGGGCGGTGCCATCGTGGAAGCAGAGGTTGCATGGCCTGATAGCATGGCTGAGCGGCTGGTCAAATTTGTGGAAGCGCAGGATGACAACATTGTTATGGCGAGTGGTACGCTTGTGCCAAGCTTGGATGTGTTGTATTTGTTGAAGATGAGCCATCGTTACAAAAAAGATTCGCCGCATTTTCTCAAGACTATGGGCGATATTCATTATATGAGAAATCTTGGCGCTAAGATTCGCCCTGAGCACGAAGAGTTCTTCAAGCAACGGGAGAAGGAGACGTACACAAACACTCTACCGAAACTGAACCAGAGCAAAGAAGGCTTCTTCCGTGACGACATCTACACGTACGATCATGATACTATTCATGTAGCTGTTGCGATTGGTGAACGCCCTGCATATCTTGAGTTCAAACCTGAAGACAGCGAAGTGATGGTGAGTAAGGCAATGTGGGACAATCTTCCGATGCAGATTAAGCTGAACGCTGCGTACGAGGAAATCTGTGTATTATGCATTGAGCGTGCGTTGGTGCCTCATCGTGACAAGTGGCCTGACGTTAAGAAAGCTTTCGATCTGGCACACGCAAAGTTGGCTTCTTCGATTTCTTCTGGGTGGTTCCGTGAGTTTGTATGGGAAAACTACTACGACATCCAAGCGATGTACAGCGACGAGTTTGTTAAGAAATTTGAACAAGGGCTTGAGAATGGAATCGTCAAGCCGCATAAGAAAGAGTAAGAATAATGCCAACATTTAGCGTATCACTTTGGGCTGTGTTTGAAGCCGACAACTGGGAAGATGCTCATCGAAAAGCTACCCGTATCGAAACTGCGTTGATGCTCAATGACGAGGTTTACGTAAGCGATGCAGGACTTATTGATGTAGAGTGCACTGACGAAGAATATATGGAGGAAGAATCTTCTGAAGAAGATGATTCTATTTACGAAAACATTGATAAGGGCTGACATGAACGATAATCTGATGAAGAATTTTGAAGAACGAATGAAAGACAAAAAAGATAACAATCCTAAGCTGCACAGGTTTGATATGGAATTCAAAGTAGGTGTGATGGCAGAGAACGACGAAGATGCTGTACAAAAGGCTGAGTTTATTGTCGGAATTCTTAAGCAGTTTAGCGATGTTGTGGATGTGGAGAAGAAATGACAACCTTCAAAGAACGTGTAGAAGCCCTCAACAAACAAATCGCAGACATCAAGGAAGAGTTTGTAGCTTATATCAAGGACAAAAACATTCCTCTAGAGGTTCGGTGGGAAGTGTTTATGAAAGTACCTGCCAATTTGCGTGGAACAAGTCCGTGGTTCGAACGGTTCGAAGGTCTTCCGGAAGAGTTTATTGGATACGACGGCCCTGTTTATGCCGAACGACATCAAACTGTTGATATGGAATTTATTCTTGATATTCTTGGCGAAATTGAAGACTGCGATGTTGATCCTGCCGGTATTGACATTGTAGCGTTCAAAGAAGATGTGCTTTCTAAGAATCTTTACTCTTTTACATATGATTGGTGAGAAATGAAGAAAACTGCCCGAGTACAAATCACAAAAGAGTACGAAATCGAACTGAAGGATAGTATTCTTACACCAGAGTATATCAAAGAGTTTGAATCATATATGTTTGTACTGGAAGGTGATACGTTGGAAGAGAAATACGCAGAGTTGTTCAAATTTGCTGCACAGCAGATTGCAGAATATGATACAGATTTCGTAGAAGGTCTTGGTAAAACTGCCAGCGTACGAACTGCACCGTTTCATGAGAAAGAAGGCAAAACTGTGTATGTTGTTTGGGATGACAAGTGGAGCGATGTTGAAACGGAGATTGTAGATTGAGCCGAGAAATTAAATACGAGGAAATTGGCGTAGAACTGATTGATTACATGGGCAGTGATCTTCGCGTGTCCAATGTTGCGAAGGTGAGTTTCAATAAGTGGGATGACGAGTCTGTAGAGATTAATGACAAGCAGAAAGGATTGCTTTCATACCTTGCAACAGGTTTGCCAAGCAGTGAACGTGATGATTGGGAGAAGCGTGCTAAGGCTAGTACCCACTGGACCCCGTTCGGACACTGCTTCCTAACAGTGCGTGTTGCTGTGCCAATTTTCCTTGCACGCCAACTCCACAAGCATACTGTTGGCCTTGTGATTAACGAGGAGAGCCGCAGGTATATCACAGAAGATGTGGCCCTGTGGCTTCCACAAGTAGTGCACAAGAAACCTGAGAATGCTAAGCAAGGTGCTAGTAAAGAAGTTCACACTTATCACCACATTCGCTGCATGGACGACAACCACTGTACTGCACTAGAGGCTATTCAAAAGTCAAGTGAGTCTTCTGTCGAAACCTATTACAACCTTCTTGAAGCGGGTGTGGCAGGCGAAGAGGCACGTATTGTTCTTCCTCTAAACTCAATGACGCACTGGATTTGGAGTGGAAGTCTGATGGCATTCCTGCGCGTTGTAAAGCAGCGTGTTGATAGTCATGCGCAAGGTGCTGCGCAGGAATTTGGTTGTAAGCTGCGTGCTATTCTTGAAGAGAAGTTCCCAGAGAGTGTTAAAGCTTTTGAACTGGAATCAAAATGAAAACATTTGAACAAGTGTTGCAAAAAGCTGTAAGCATTGCAGACAATGACCCTAATGCTGTTGTAGCCGTGTTTGACATTCGTATCCACCAGAATCTTAACGATTGCAAAGACTGGATTGGTTCTGGTTTGTTAAAGTTGCACACTCGCCAGTACATCAGTGAGTGTGGCGGCAAAGTCCACTTCTTCGACGCTGGACAAGACGTTTGGCCTAATGTGGCAGGGTATGTGTTCACACACGTGTTCTGTTCTGGGTTTGTTAGTCGAGACGACGAGCAGTTGATTGCTTCCCGCATCAGGTACAAAACTGAGCCTTATCCAGAGCCCGCTGGCTTCTATGATTTTGATGGCATCGTCACTCGAACTTCTACTTGGTAAAATAGTTGTTGACAAGCCTTCCAATCTCAGGCATACTCTGTTCTGTGCTCTACAACGGGGTACAAAATTCACAACACAAATAAAGGAAACAACATGAAGAAAACTATCTCCGCTATCATCCTGTCGATCGCTGCAACGTCGGCTTTCGCACAAATCGCTGTCTCTGCTTCGGCTGTGGCAGATGATGTTTCGGCGCCTGTACTGGCATCTGACGCAAAAGATGGCCGTCGTCCTGCTCCTACGCTGAGCGATTGCTGTGGCATCCCTGTTAGTGCCCCTCAAGTTGCCGCTAGTGTTGGCACTATGAATTGCTGCGGTGTGCCTGTCTCTGCTCCGCAATACGTTAAGAAGGAAGACGATAGTGATTCGTTCGCAATGGCTGGTCTGGGCTTCGGTTTGGTGAGTCTGGTTGGTGTGTCGAAGCTGGCTCGTCGTAAGAAGGCTGTCAAAGAGCCGGGTCTGTAATTTGTAGAGGGAGGGCGAAAGCCCTTCTGTTCATTTTTCGCGCTGTTTCGCGGACGTGAACGTTTATAATTAATGAACAAGGAGGGAATATGAAACGTAGTGTGGCACGTAAGTGGGCTGCTGCATTGGACAGTGGCGAGTACAAGCAAGGATTCCATCGCCTTCGTAACAGGGATAAGTGGTGCTGCCTCGGAGTCCTTTGCAACATGCACGCACAGGCGCATCCTGAAGTAGCCGCAACACAGAAACGCAAAGGGTTTTACCTCGGCGAGTCAGGTGTGTTGCCGGAAGAAGTGATGATTTGGGCAGGTATGGACAGTGATGCTGGAGTTATTGCTAATGGTGAAAATCTGGCAATCATGAATGATGGAGGTATGACATTCCCAGAAATTGCGAAAGTTATTCGGAAGAATTGGAAAGCGCTTTAATTCAGGAGAAGCTATGAAGAAAATTATTGGTTTTGCTGCACTGGCATTCACCTTGTCTGGTTGCTCCAGCTATGATCATACACTGTGCCGAGACAGTGTTGTGCGAGAAGTCGGTACGCAGGATGTGTACGAAGTGAGTTCGTATCGCTTCGTTGCAAAGGACTCTAAAGGGAATGTCTGGTATTACGAAACGATGAATCAAATGGATGCACAGGTGAGTAAGAAACAACCTGTGTTTGGTATTCAAAACTGAGGAGAGGCTATGAAAGAGTATTATTTTGTGTGCACTGTTCGCAATTCTCGCAGCAGGTTGCACAACTAAAACCGAATACGGCGAATGCATCGGTGTGCTGCAAGATAAGAAGCCTGACCTTGAGTACAAGCTGTCCGGATGGAATACGTTTCTTGCTATTGTGTTCAGCGAAACTATTGTTGTTCCTATCGTAGTTGTTGCAGACGAGTTTCAGTGCCCTGTTGGGAAAAAGTGATGTTCACGCCCACATTGGGGTTTATTCCCACACATCGTGTAATCGTTGAAAACGAAGATCACGAGTATGCTTTAAACACTCTTGTGAAACTTAGTTGGTCGTACGGATCGGCTAAATACGCTTGGTACGTCGACAATGATGGTATGTGGCAGATAATGCATGAATCTGAACTGGAGGCTGTATGATTTATATTTATGCGCCGATTGTATTACTTGTTTGGTGGCTTGTTGTAGGTTTTCGCATCCATCTCGTACACACTCATGTCAAAAGGCGTATCGAAGAAGTTTATACTTCGGATACTTGGTACAAATATCATATTGATATAGATGGCGCGTACAACAAGATTTGGTTCTGTTTCCATATGTGGACATATGGACAATTCTTCCCAGAGGTGGTCACGTCCTCTGACGAGTCTGCTGGGGTAAAACAATGAAAGCAACTCTCTTAGCAATCTTAGGCGCTCTTATTGGTTTCTTGATGGGCGCATTCTACAATGTTGGCTTTGACATTTCGCTGTGGTCTAATGATAGCCGATTTGCTACTGAAATGATTATGGTGTTTATGGCATTCTGTGGCGGCTTTGGTAAGCTTATCGTGGATATCGGGTGCTAGTATGAAAGAAGTCTTTGAAGACCTAATTTTGTTCCTCAAGCTGCAATCAGAGCATTTCTACTACGAGGCCGAAGATGGAACGGATGCGTTTGACCCAAGTGCACTTTGGCAGGAAATCAGGGCATTTGCTGATGAGTTTGAAACGCATATTAATTAAGGAGGATTTATGGTTGTTAAGAAAGAAAATGTTACATCGCTGAAGCGTCAAATTGCAGAGCTTGACAAACAAGCAATTGATCTGGCATCTAAACTCAAGCAGGCAAATGACATGAAAGATCATTACTATAAGAATCAGCAAGAATACCAAGCTGAAATCAACGCCGTGCACGATTTGTTGGATGTTCTGCCTAATGTTATCGAGAAGACGAAGAAAGAAGGTTATGGAGAGCACAAGCTGATGACTCGGCTTGCCAGCTTCTTGGCTAATCGAGGCGCAGTGTGACCCGAAAACTTATAAATTGACAAGATTGTATTAAGATGTTATAATTAAGGTTTCTGACGAAAGGAATCTTACTATGAATTTTAATTATCAAGAATGTTCAATTGATGAACTTGCAGATCACATCGAAGTGACTAAAGCACCAGTGATTTCAACCATGCTAGCATACTACCGAAATAAAGGTAGGGGCGACATGGTTGAGAAGATTCAAATGGCCCGTAAGATTGTCAGCAAGCGGAGGCTTAAAGCTCGACTGGAGGCTATGTGACAGACTCTTTTATTGGGCGAAGGTTTGGTAAAAGCAACCAAATAGAAGTCATATGTCAAGATGGTGTTACGTCCAGCGGACACGATAAGGTCTACAGAGTTGTTTGCCACATCTGCAATCTTGATCCAGAATTGTTTGGAGATGGCCAGTTTCTTATTGCTAAATCCAGCCTGACAAGAGGTTCAACGCCCTGTGCTTGCGAAAGTAGAGTGTACAGATGGACACTGGCTCAGTGTAAAGTGAGAGTTGAACGGGAATGCTCAAAAAGAAATTATACGTTTCTTGGATTTGTTGAGGATTTCGCAGGTAATTCAACTAAGATAAAATTACGTTGTAATTTAGACGGAAATGAGTGGTCTAATTTACGGGCAAGTGCTTTACTCACCTCCAAAGTGGGATGCAGGGTGTGTGCAAATAATACTATCTCGGAGAAGAATGGATACACAGACGAACATTGCGTAGAGAAATTTTTTGAGGTGGGCAAGTTTCCTTCTGGCACAATTTTCGGTAGATGTAAATCTAGGGGTAATAAGTGGAAATATCGTTGCGGTGTTTGTAGTGACGATATCTTTGTAAAGAATGGGCTGTGTAGTGGACTGTTTAATTCCAGCTATGCTAACCTATCTGTGGGTAAGAAGTCTTGCAGGTGTTCAAGGGCGTATAGATGGACGGCACAACAGCGAGAGTTTCAAGTAAAATCTACTCTAGAATATGAGGGATTCAAGTATAACTTCGTAGGGTGGGAGGACAATTACAAGAATGTTGGCAGTAAGATAGTACTAAACTGTGATGTTCATGGTAACTGGCCTGTTAACATCCACGCGTTCCTGGCTGTAGGAAATAGGTGTCCTGATTGTGCCACGTCAGGGTATAAGAAAGGGGTTGACGCTGGTTTTTACATACTGAAAGTGGAGGGCCGCCACAGTTTTATTGGTTTTGGTGTTTCAAACACACCTGACCGTCGACTGCACACTCACGCACGAAATCTTAAACGTGCTGGCCTTAAAATAGGCGCAACACAAATATTCTATGTTACAGGTCAACAAGCGTGGAATATTGAGCAGGTAGTCAAAAAGCGATTTCCCTGCAATCCACAAGACATTGAGGGGTTTAAAACGGAAGCGACTTACTACGAGTATTACCAAGAGGTAGTAGATTTTGTAGATAAATTGATTTTTGACAGTAGGGAGAATTCATGAGGAAATTGCAATGGGTATCCTAGATCGTATCGAATCTCAGCGAGTTGGGTATATAGTTGAGACTGGCAGAGTGCCGAAATACCTATTCTTAGGTTACAAAGAAATCACTGAGTTGGATAAGAAGCTTAACATGACTGTGTTTCGGTATCAGGACATGGATGTTGTGGGATGCAATCGTGAAAGTCACGTTTCTTGTGGTGATAAATACAAGGAGGATGTATGAACAAATATAAGATTCATATCGAAGATGGCGTTATCACTGTGTGCCTGATTAAAGATGATTCCGTTCAGGCGTTTTATTTTGACTCCATTTCTAGTGATCAGAGAGATGACGCACAAGAGATGTATGATTTGCTTCTTAGTACAGGTGCGGATGTTGAGATTGAGGAGGATTGATGGGCTATTGGAAAGGAGAGAAGAATATGGCAGCAACTAAGAGTACAGGCAGTCGATACGAACCACAAGAGGCGATGGTGGACGTGGCGAATTATCCTGTTCTCGCTATTCCTGAGCGATTCATTTCTAAGGCAGCAGCCGAGCACTTCGGCATCAAAACAGCCCTTAGTCCGAAAGATGGTAAGACACCTATCGCACACTACTTTCCATATCATTACGATGGTGAGTTGGTTGGGTACAAAAAGCGCGATCTAACTGTCCCTAAGATGGTAACAGGGCACTTTTCTGTTGTGGGATTCCAATCCCCTAAGTGCGACTTGTTCGGCATGCATTGTGCTAACAAAACTGGTGGCAAGAAGGTTGTCATCACTGAAGGTGAGTATGACGCTGCTGCAACTTGGACTGTGATGAAGGAGAAGTATCCTCAAGCAAATCCTAATGTTGTTAGCATTGCAGCAGGGACCGCTAACGCTGTTCAGAATCTTGGACAGAAGCAGAACCAATCTTGGCTGTCCAAATTTTCTGAGCGTATTACAGCATTTGACGCAGATAAGGCCACACAAGAGGAGCGCGAAAAGCAAAAGATCATGAAGGGTAAGGATGCTACGGCGGCAGTGTACAGCCTTATGCCGGATATTCTTGTTGCAGACTTACCTGATGACTACGATCCTGTTGACATGATCCGCGACGGAATGGCTGATCAGTTGTACTGGTGCGTTATGAAGCCTAAGAATTATACGCCAGATGGTTTTGTTAAGTTTGAAAGCTTCGCATCTAAAGCATCAGAACTGCCTCAACTTGGTAAGCCGTGGCCGTGGCCTTCAATGACTAAACTTAGTCTTGGTCGTCGTCTTGGCGAAGGGCACTACATCGGCGCAGGTGTTAAGATTGGTAAGAGTGAGTTCGTCAACCAGCTTTCCGAGTATGTTATCAAGGTAGAGAAAAGCAAGATCGCTCTCTTTAAGTTTGAAGAGGAGCCAGAAATCACTTGTAAGAAGATTGCAGGTAAGATGTACGGCAAGGATTTTACGAATCCTGAGAAAGTTATCTTCGTTGGTGATGATGGTGTGCTACGGGACATCTACGGCAATGACATCTACGACACTTCGCGAGGCTATTTCGATCAAGAAACCCTCACCAAAGCCGTGAATGAGGTTGGCGATTCTGTCATCTACTACAACAACTATGGTGCATGTTCGTGGAGCGTTGTTAAGGGCGCTATCCGCCATGCTGTTCTTGTGGAAGGTGTGACTGATATCGTTCTTGACCCGATTTCTAGGATGGTGCAAGGTTTGACAGCAGCGGAAGCAAACACAGAGCTTGAGCGTTTCGCTGACGAGCTTAGTAAGATGGCCAAAGACCTCGGATTCATCTACTACTGCTTTTGTCACTTGAAGGCTCCAGAAAGCGGCCCTGCACACGAGCGAGGTGGAAAAGTGTTGAGCCACCAGTTTACAGGCTCTCGTGCTATGATGCGAAGCACCTACTACATGTGGGGCATTGAACGTAACAAAGACCCTGACATTAGCCCTAAAGAGCGTAACACTTCTACAATTGTTCTGCTTGAAGATCGCAAGTATGGGCGTAGTGGCTATTTCAAAGTGTACTACGACCAAGAGACGGGCAATTATCTTGAGCCACCAGAGGGGTTCTTGGAGAGCAGTGTTGAACGTCTTGCAGACTATGCTGCGATCAGCAACACAGGTCACAGTTTCTAATTGACACGGGCGTAAAAAGTTTGCTATAATTCTTACGCTCTAACATTCTAAGGAGGGAAGATGACTTACCAGAAGATGAAAATCGCCTTATCCGATCCGTTCGGTAATCGCACACATATTGCTAACGTGCTGCACAATCTAGGTTATCAATTCGTTGGTGATGCCGCAGTTTATAATAACGCTAAGGCGTTCTTCACTTATGACAACGGCATCATTATGAAGACGGATGACATGGAGTACTTCAAAAGTCATCCGAATGAAGAATATGTGCTTGTAGGTGATGAGTTGAAGAAGGCGAGTACGTATTTTGTGCAGCCTGAGACTCAGTGCAAATGCTTTGTGTGTGAAGATCAGCAACAAAACGTCGACTTGTATACTGCTCACGATGCTGTTGATGATGAACAACTTATCACCAAACAACAAGCCATCGCAGACAAAGTGCTTGACAAATTGTTTCCGATTGATCCATTTGCAATTTGCGCTGGCGGTGCACCTCGTGATTGGCATTTTGGAAAGCCTGCTGCCGATCTTGACATTTTCTTTTATACGAGTGTTGATCAGCTTACGATTGTTGCAGAGATGCTTCGCCATGTAGGCATCAATCTTATGGATGAAGGGCGTGCTGGAGAAGATTTGCCAGAGTGGTACAAGCTGAATCCTGACCTTAACTGTGTGTTTTCTGCGGTTGTTGATGGTGTAAACGTGCAGCTTATGTTCATGAAGTATAAAACACAAGACACAGTGGTTCCACAGTTCCCGCTTAGTATTTGCAAGGCTTGGTACAAACATGGTATGATTTCTCTGGACAAAGATTTCAAGATCTGTGAGAAGCACAAGGTTGTTGTGCAGACCAACAAGCTGTACAGCGACGAGCACAAATATGTTCAGAAGATCAAGGCTAAGTTTCCTGACTATGAATTCTTCAGTACGTGGGAAGATGCTTACAAATATGTGTTTGAGAAGGGGAGTGTGTGATGGCTGTTGAGACGAAAGAACTTGTACGGGAATACTGGGCTATGGGCTTTAGTGTACAAGAGAGCCTTGCAGTGCTAAATATTGGTCTTATGGATGGTGGATTCACTTGGGATCAAGTGGCAGACATGTACATGCAACTCGAACGTGAAGAGGGTGGGAAATGAAAGTTTGGATTCTTACTTCCGAGTACAACGACTATGATCAATCTGGCGAGTACTTTGAGGCGGTTTTCCTGACAAAACCTACTCGTGAACAAATTATGAAGATAATTGATGAGAACGAGGAATCTGCCGATTATGTACTCGCTGGTGGCGGCAGAAAAGAATGTGAGTATTCTTGGTATTGGCTGCGAGAAGTGGAGTGCAAATGAAATTACTCTTCAAAGGTAAAGATGGTGGACAAGAATCCAATGTCACAGGATACTGGTTGTTTGAATCTAAACGTTTTGGTTCAATCGTTTTGCTGCGCTTTGATGAAGGTAGCCGGGAGGCATATCATTCGCATGCATTCAATGCTGTGTCGTGGGTGTTGAAGGGTCTTCTTGTTGAGCGGGTAAAGGCTGACAACATTTTTGGCTTTACACAAAGCAGAATTAAACCTTCTATCAAACCTATCTACACGGCACGAGATAGAATGCACAAAGTGTACGGCATGGCAAAGCGCACATGGGTGTTGTCATTCCGTGGTCCTTGGGTGAAGACGTGGAAAGAATGGCTTCCAAAAGAGGGAAGGGAAGTTACTTTGACAAATGGACGTAAGGAGGTTGTAGAATGAAAGCAAGTTTTATCCAAACCCAAATTGGCCTGAATGCGCAGGCTCTTACAGGGCTTTATGAAGAGTACAACAATCTGCGCAAGAGTCGTAAGATGTATAACGAGAAGGCTGATGAGTTTGACGAGATGTGCTGTTCTTTTTCTCAAACATTGCAATTTGATAAAGCAGATGAACAACACGTCAAGGCTGAAGCACATCGCGAGCAAGCCGCTGTGTTCACCCCATATATCAACAAGTTTGCCAAGCGTATTAAAGCTATCGAGCAGGTGCAGAAGGCGCTGAAGCAGGAATTGAAGGATGAGCAAGCTATGGAATCGTGGAACGCTGAAGAAGATGCGTTCTGGCTAGAACAGGCTCGGATTGCTGCGGAGGAAGGGTTTGTTGAGCCTACTGTTGTGCAGAAGTTCCTTGACGATTTGGAGGGGTGATGGCAAGTGTACAGATTAGCAAGTGGGATGTTGCTCAAGTGCTAGGATTGCGTTACATGGGCTGTGAGCATGATGCAACTTACCAGTATCAGTACGATTTTGACTTTCATGGCAAGAAGTTGTCTGTTAAAGAGGACTATTGCACCGTGAGTGATCGTGATACGGCAAATGAATATGCCGCTGAAATTGTGATTGATATGATTGCTAGGGCAGCTTTGGGGTGCGATAAGAGTGTTGTGAAGAATAAATAAGGAGGATGTGTGAAAGACTTGTATGGCTGGTGCTATGACATCGAAGGTGACGATTTGTATCTAGGCTGTACAAAAGTCTGGTACATTCGTCTCAAGTCGTTGGATGGTGCACGCTCTGCCAAACTATATCCATTTCGTATGACAAAGCAAGAAGTTTACTCACAGTTCATGGAGTGGGTGAACAGCTTCGATGATGGTGCACTTGTCATAGGTCACAACATTTTGGGGTACGATGAATGGGTGTTGTGGAAACTGTTCGATATTGTGCCAACTGTGGGTAGGAACGGCAAAGATTACATCGAAGATAAACACGTACAGTTTGTGGACACCTTATATCTCTCGCAATTTTACGAGCCGGATGCGGCAAGCCACTCTCTGGAGTATCTCGCACGAGGAAGTAGCACTGAGAAGATAGATTATCGTCAGAGCCTGATTGATGCAGGCGTGCTAGATAAAGCTGCACCTAAAGGTGCTGAATTTAAACTGTACAGTTATCCTCAGACTGATGATTACTGCGATGCCGACGTTGATGCGAACATCGGAGTGTTCTTTAGGTTAGTCCAAGGGATGAAAGAGTTGTACAAGGGTGAATGGCTTGTACCATCTTTTCGCATGGGACAGAAAGCTTTCTTCCTGATGAATGCACAAGCATTCACAGGTGTCAGTTTTGACATTGAAGCTGCGACAAAACTACGCGAACGTATTGTTGTGATGGTTGATGAAATTAAGGCGGAAGTGTTGCCAAAACTTCCTCTACGTCCTTTGAAAAAGGGTGAAGAGAAAGAGTACACTATGCCCGCGAAGCCCTATAAAAAAGACGGCACGTTCAGTAGCCACATGCTCAACTTTATTGAAAAGCACAGTGGCAAAGTGTTGGAGTCCGGAGATGTAGAGTTCTACGGTAAAGTTTACAAGGTCGAAGGGCAGAAGCTTCTAGACATCAAACTTCCGATGGAATTGAAAGACCAAGACGACTTCAAAAACTTTCTGATTGCAGAAGGTTGGGTGCCGACAATGCACAACCTGCAAAAAGATGCAAATGGTAAGGTCATGCGTGATGAACGGAAACAGGCTATTAAAACTTCGCCAAAGCTTCAGGAAGGCGGGAAGCTGTGCCCTAATCTTGAAGCGATGGACAACCCGATTATCAAGGAGATTGTGCGTTACCTGAGCATCAAAAACCGTCTTGGTGTGTTGGAAGGTTGGTTGGCAAACCCGCGTTTGGCGTGGGATGGAAGACTGAGTGCAAGCAGTAGTGGCATTACCTCTACGCACAGGCAGAAACACGTTTGCGTGTGCAACGTGGCTAAAGTTGGCAGCATGCTCGGTGAAGAGATGCGCTCACTGTTCAAGGCCGAAGAGGGTATGGCATTCGTTGGTGGGGACAGTGCTGCGTTGGAGAACCGTGTCACCGCCTCTTACACTTTCAAGTACGATAACGGAGCTTACGCAGATATTATTCTTAACGGAGATTCGCACAGTTATAATGCAGTTGCCTTCTTCCCAGAGGAAACGAAAGGATTTGACCCATCCTCACCAGATCACGACAAGGATCATCCCAAGTTTAAGAAATGGAGAGGTAAGGCTAAAAATGGTCTTTATTGTTTGTTGTATGGTGGGCAGGCTGCGAAGCTAGCACAAACATTGGGTATCCCAGATAGAAAAGGTAAACAGGCGTTTGAGGCATTTTGGAACGCTAACCCAGCACTGAGAGATTTTCGTGACGCCGTTACAAACTACTGGAAGACAACCGGCAAGTCGCAGTTCTTACCAGCAATTGATGGACGAATTCTGCGGACCCGTTCACCTCACAGCCTCGTGAATCAACTGTGTCAAAGTGCTGGTGCAATCGCGACAGACTTAGCGCTTGTGTATTTTGACAATGCTATGGGAGGGTTTATACTGGACGAAAAAGGCAGGCCATATTATTCCTACAAGGGATGTGTCGTGAAGCGCGTACTCTACCAACATGACGAATTGCAGGCGGAGACATCACCAGAAGTAGCAGAGGAGGTTGGACAAGTGTTTGTTGAGTGTATTAAAAAGGCTGGTAAGTATCTTAAAATGAATGTAGAATTGGATGGCGAATACAAGGTGGCAACGAATTGGATGGGAACACACTAATGCGCAGTAAGATTTATTATGAGGGCTATCAGCACTATGCTTTCGGCAAAACGAACAACCCATACGATGAAGGTACAGAGCAATATGCAGAATGGCAGCAAGGCTTCGATGCAGCGGAGGACGACGAAATCGCCTTGGAACACACGCGCAAGTACGCGAGACGTGGCATTCAACGGGGATACGTATCAAGTGATCCCGAATAAATATTTTATGGAGATTTGATGGATTGGAGCTATTATTTTGAGTACGATGAAACTAGTCCTAGTGGTTTACGCAACAAAGTAAAACGTGGTGTAAAAGCTCCTAAAGATGCTGTTACAGGGACTAAACATCCGAGAGATTACTGGTACGTTACAGTCAACGGCAAAACTTACCCGGTTCACAGGATTGTTTATGAGATGGTTAACCGTGTGAAGATCGCTGACGGGAATGTGATAGACCATATCGACGGAGATAGTTATAATAACAAAGCATCCAATTTAAGAGAAGTGCCTTGGATAATCAATTTAAGGAATAGTAAGAGGAATTGTACGAATAGGAGTGGCGTGCCGGGAGTTTCCTTAGATGAAAAGAATAGAGGTGAATTTTATTGGTTAGCATACTGGACAGAGGCGGACGGAACAAGAAGTGTAGAAAGCTTTGCTGTATCTAAATATGGCGACACTGTAGCATTTTTGTTGACATGTGGCACAAGGTATTCTGCCATTTGCAGGTTAAATTCAGAGGGAGCGGGGTATTCTGAAGAACATGGACTGAAGCCAAATCGTAAACAGGAGCAATAATGGAATTAACCTTTCACGTACAAATTCACAACATTCCTGAGCACTATTTCTCAGACGACGTTTACGGCATTACTATGATTTGGGTGAAGCAGAAGTTGCAAGAAATTGCAGAGGGGCTTGAGGGCAATTTATACGATGTGGAGATGAAATGAAGGTCAAAGAACTAATTGCACACCTAAAGAACTTTGATGGTAATCTTGAAGTGTACGGCTATTGTGATCATGGACAGTCGCCTGAGAAAGTGAGCGTGCCTTCGGAGATTTTTGTAGAATCTCTTGACCACAATATTTATGATGAATGGACAAGTGATGAAGAGAGTGCTGAGGATTGTGGGTACATTACAAAGGCTGTAATGCTGTAATGGTATCTCGCCATAAGCCAACACGAGAGCAGCGAGCAGCTACACATGCTGCGACAGCAGATGATTATGCAATCCTAGCTCAACACGTTGTCTCGGCAATTGTTGATAAGCGCCGAGATATTGTAATCAAGCTGCCGTATTTCGTCGTATTGGCTGAAGACTTCCCAAAAGGGGTCTTGGCCAAGCGTGACAGTCAATACAACTGGTATCGTGCTAAGACGTTCAAGATTGCTAACTGGCTTAACAAGCATGGCCATCTGTCGCAAGACGCTAAAGCCATCGTCAAGAGCATGCGCACAGTGGTGAACATGTGGGGCGAGGTTGATAGGCTTCTCGCAACACCTGAGCAAGAATTCTTAAAAGGAGCAAAAATCTCACAGAATTTTGATATTGTTGTTGACACAGAGGAAAAAGTGGAGTACAATTCTACATCTGAAATTAAGGAAGGATGATGACGAAAGAAGAGATTTATGAACGTCTAGATAATTTGAGTAGAGAGCGCGAGATGCTGCAATATCAAATTTATGACATTAACGACGAAATTATTAATCTTGAGAGCGAATTGAGAACATCGTATGACTAAACAAGAAATTGAAAATCGTATTGATCTTCTAGAAGACGAAATGAATGCCAACGAAGAAGAGAATCGTATGATGCAATACGAGATTAATAAATTGTTCGGAATATTGGACAAGATGGAACAACTGGAGGCAGAATGAAACAAGTGTGGCAAACTGATGATGGCTCAATCTTTGAGCGAGAAGCTGATGCAATAGGGTGGGAAACTAGTCAATCTTTGATTGACGAGATTAGTAATTTTGTTTGGAGCAACACATCAGGTATTCACGATTCTGATATTCGTGAGGTTGTCGAATTTGTGTGTGCACACTACAACGTGACTCCAAAATGAATGAGCTAGCCTACCGCTGGATGATTGTTAAGATTGGCTTATTGATTGTATGGGAGGACATTCTTGAGCTATTCCGACAAAAATAATTTCTTCGTCCGCAAGTTAATTATCAAGGGGTTGTTAGTAGAAGTGGAGTTTCGATTCTACCAAGCTATTCCTGCTACAGCAGATGAGCCTGAGAGTCCAGAAGAGGTGATTATCGAAGCTGTGTTTGTTGATGATTATGACATTACACGGCTATGTGGCGGTACGACGATGGCATTGATTGAAGAAGAAATTTTGAAGCTTTATGATGAAGGAGGTGGTGCATGACAATTTTCTACCTAATCTCCGCTTTGTTGTGCATGATATTGATTCTTTGTAATCAACACTTCTCAGACAAAGCGGAGAAACTTACAGGCAGTAAGCTCGTAATGGGCATTGCCCTGTCAGTAGTGCCAGTTGTTAACACATTGTTTATTCTAGGTGTGTTTTATCTAGCTTTTAAAGCGGCTGCACAAGAAGTGGGAGGCGAGCAATGACGCCGGTGATTGTGTATCTTGTGTTTAGTCTTGTTGTGTTTGCCCTATGCTGCTATGTTGTTAAATCTGATAAAGAGGATGTCACGGTTGCACATGCATTCTGGTTTGTACTGTTTGCACTGTGCCCTGTTCTCAATGTTGTGACAACTCTTGCAGCGTTGGTTTACATCGCAAACAAGAGTAAGTTTTTTAGTAAGAAGCTGTTCTAAATTTAATTAAGGAGAAATAAATATGCAGCGTAAAGATTTTATGACTGAAGCAGACAAGAAGGCGATGGGCGGTGCGTGTTGTTCGCACCAGAATTGCTTTGAGCGCACTGGTAAGAATCGCTCTGGCAAGACTGCTTACGAGCGGTATAAGAAGGGCAAGTGATGTAAGAAATGTGCACTCTTGCATTCTCAAGAGTGAATAGGAGGAATCGCCAAGTGGCATTCCGCAAGTGCTGTAAATTTATTAATCAAGTGAAAAGGAAACAAAATGGCTGATAAGAAATCTAACTTTGGTGTTGTTGAAGGTATGTTTGTTTTTGCAAAAATCGCAGAACCGTCGCAGAAGTATCAATCGAAAGACTTTGAATACACGATTAGCATCATTGTCGATGAAGATACTGCTGACAACTGGGATTCGACTTTTAAGAAACAACCCGCCAAGAAGATCAAAGCTAGTGAGTTTGAAGGTAAATACAAAGTTGCTCTGCCTGATAATCTGAAGGGTGAGAAGAACGTGTACGAAATCAAACTAAAGAAAGACGCTACGAAAGATGGCGAACCATTCTACCCGGAGCATCGTCCGCGTGTGTTTGTGGACTATGATAACGGTGATCGTGTTGACATCACTGAAAGTCGACTTATTGCTAATGGCTCGTTTGGTAAGATTAGTTACCGAATCTCCACCAACGACTTCGGTACGTTCGCTAAGCTGAATAACGTTCTTATGACGGAAGACGGCTTTAAAGAGTACGTGTCTACTGGTGGTCAAGCAGGGGATGAGTTTGGTTCCAAGACTGTTAAAAAGGAAGCGGCCAAAGAATCTGCAACGAAGGCGCGAGCTAGTAAGGCTAAGCAGCCTGAACCTGAAATCGAGGAAGAAAACCTGAGCGAAGCACCTTTTTAAGTTGTAAGTAGCGTTGCCCTGCATCCGAAAGGGTGTGGGGCATTTTTGCCTGAGGGGTAGAATGGGAACTATTGTTGAAGATTTCAAACTAAAAGGTGAATGGGTTCGCTCTTATAGAGAGGGAGGGAGACAGTTTTTCACAAGGTCTTACAAAGTGTGGTGTGACATGAGACAGAGGTGCAAGTTAGGTGGCAAGTGGCAAAGTAAGTACCCCACATACGTGGGCTGCACGATGAGCGAACAGTTCAGCAATCCAGACAACTTCATTGAGTGGTCCACAAAACAACCGGGTGGTGGGAAAGACGGGTATCAATTAGATAAGGATTTGTTGTGTAAAAATAACAAGATTTACTGTGAAGATTTTTGCGTGTATCTGCCACAAGCATTGAATAAATTTCTTACTGATAAGCGAAGCAGCAGAGGGGAGTTTCCAAGGGGTGTTCACTATAACAGCGTTGTCGGTAAATTATGTGCCAAAGTTTGCATAGGAGGAAAGAATACGCACCTAGGATACTTTGAAAGTCCGGACGAGGCTTACACTGCGTATAAGGTGGCTAAAGAGCAAGAGGCTCGCCGATGGCTTAATTCGCTTATGACTGGTGAATTTACGGTAGATGAGCGCGTCTTGCATGCTTTGAGTGTCTACAGCCTTCCGTCCGATTATCGAGAGGAGATGTAGTATATGGCAAAAAGATTGCTAATTGACATGGACTACATTAAGTACCAAATTGGAGCGGCAGGGGAAAAACGTACGGTTGATGTGATTCATAAACCTACTGGGCGTATTAAGAATTTTGACAATCGTACATCGTTTTACGGCCACTGGAAGAAAAAGAATGGGGGTTGGCTGGCAGAAACAAACTTGTCCCGCATGCAGGATGGCAAACCCCCGTTCACCCTAGAAGAGTTTGAATTTGTAGACAAGCAACAAGCGGAGCCTTTAGAATTCATTCTGTCGTCCGTTAAGAATCATATCAACAATATGGTTGAGAAGCTTGGTGTTGACGAGTACTATGGGTACATCGGTAAGGGTGACAGTTGGCGCGTCGAAGCCTCCACGATTGTCAAGTACAAAGGAAGCCGTAGCAGTCTTGTGAAACCTGTGCATCTTGAGGAAGTTGAGAAGTACCTTATCACAACACACAAAGGTATTATCAAACGCGGTCTTGAGGCAGATGACCATTGTGTGATTGATTGTACCAACGATCCTGATCTGATTCTTGCGGGAGTTGACAAGGATTACTTTGGTAACAATCTTAAGTTCTACATTCATGGCGACATGGAAGAACCTTTCAAGATTGATGGCTTTGGTAAGTTGTACATCAACGGTAAGGACGCTGTAAAAGGCTACGGCTACATCTGGTGGCTTATGCAAGTGTGCAGCGGTGATGATTCCGACGAGTACTGGGCAAACTCTGCATGCCCTGAGAAGCGGTGGGGAGAGAAGAGTGCGTATAAGGCACTGAAGGATTGCGCCAACGAGAAAGAAGCGTGGGAAGCCGTTATCAAAGTGTATAAGAAGCTCTACCCTGAACCTCGTGTTATCACAGGATGGCGTGGTAATCAGTTTGAGGTAGATTGGAAGTATGTGCTGAACGAAAACTGTATTATGAGCCGCATGATGACAAGTGAGGACTACAAGTTTATCCTTGATGAAGAACTTGATAAATTTGGATTGAAGGTATGACTAAGAAAATTACCATCGTATCGAACGAAGACGACTGGGAAGGTTTGTACATTGATGGTAAGATTGCCTTGCAAGCACATAATCTTAGTGTGTATGAGGTCTTACTGGCACTAGATATTATCCCAGAGTATATTACGTGCGATCATGAATGGCTAGGGGAACAAACGTATCTTCCAACTTACTTAGCAGATGTGGTGGCGCGAGATGACTAAGGGAATCGTCTTTGCGGAACCTGTCCGCTACATGGTTGTCAATACATGGTATGGTTACAAAATTCTTGACACGCTTACCGAGCACTTCAAAACTGTCAAGCGTTTCTTGGATTTTGACGGGTGGGGCCATCTTCGTGCTCATGAGCGTGCAAGGTTTATGAATCTTAAGGAGGGGTATGCCTACTGGTATTAAGAAATCCCCTGCCAAGAAAGACAAGAAGCCTGTCGATTTCTATGTATGGTTGCGTTCAGGTTTAAGAAAGCTGTCGCGCCGATGGTCTGCCATCTACGAAGCCCTAGACAAAGCGAAAGTGCCATACAAGGGCGACAACAAGCGACGCAAATGGAGTTACGTCTGTGCAGAATGCGACATGCTTTTTGAAAGCAAACAAGTGGCAGTGGACCATAAAATTCCTGCGGGCGCCCTGAACTGCAAGGATGACATTGCCGACTTTGTAGAGCGTCTGTTCTGCGGCCCTGAGGGTTTGCAAGTGTTGTGTCATGAGTGTCATGATTGTAAAACATTAATGGACAAGCACGGGTACACTAAAGAAGAAGCAAAGTTGCAGAAAGAAGCCATCGCCATCTGTAAAGGTAAAGTCAGTGACGTGAAGCGTTTCTGTTATGACTACGGCTATACTGATGCACAATTGAGCAATCCCGATAAACGCAGAATGGCTGTAGAGCAAATTCTGCGCTCTGTAAAATAAGGCTTGCATCAGCACAACAACCCATGTAGAATACGTTCTACAACATTCTTAAGGAGAACCAACAATGACCAACGAATTCAATTTCCACTATCAAGGCTTCCGGTCGCTCTACAAGGCAACACTAGTAGACGGTTTGTATAAAGTATATTGCGAAGGTGAATATGTAGCAGCGTTCCCGAAGGACGAGATGAAAAATATGATTGATAACAAACGTACACATATCGTGGAGGAAAATGATGAAGCTGTCTGACAAATTTCAATTCCGTATTGAAGAATATCCCGGCTTTACACATACGAGTTCCAAGAACGGTCATGGGTATTATGAGGTGAAGTGGGCACGAGGGTATCCTAACAAGATTCGTGAAATCCCTCGTGTAGTGTTTGATGAATGTGATGTACGAGGTTTGGTTGAGATGGGTGCGTGGATTGTTGCGGACGAACCTCCTAAACAAAACGAATTGCCGGGCGAGTTTGTTGCCACGAATACGTACTCTGGCGGACATTGGAAAATGCGCAAGATAGGAGAAATCTGGTTTGCGTTCGATTTTGATAGTGGTTTGTCGCTTAGTGACATGCATTACACTGAAAAAGGTATTAAGAAATATCTCAACGACGGGATATGGACTATTCAAACAAAGCGTGTACTCACGGCCGAACAACAACGCCAACTGAACGATTTCAAAGAACGTGTCGCTCAGCTTGAGCAAGCTATCAAGCTGAATGAACAGTCGATTGAGCACTACAAACGTCTTGTGGCGAATTACGAGGCCACGAAGGCAGATTTGCTGAAGAAAATTGAGGAGATGGCATGAGTTGGAACTATCGTATTGCTGTCAACGTTGACGAAGATTGTTACGACATCGTTGAGTGTTACTACAATAAAGAGGGTGTTCTAGAAGGGTGGGTGCCTGCTTGTGCCAGTGGTTGGGAGCTTATGGAAGACATCAAAGGCAATCTTATTAGAATGCTTGAGGCGTGTGACAGGGCACCTGTTAAACTTGAAGACGAAGTTGTGAAGGAATACGAATGATTGAACAAGAAGAGTGGACCGTTGCAGCAGTGAAGATGGCAAACGACAACCCCGATATGTCGTGGCGTGAAATCAGCCGTCAGATTGGTGTTGCCAAATCGACTGTGAGTGACTACTTGCGTAAGTATTTTAAATTTAAGAAAGTTGATGTCGATCCTGTTGAGGGTAACGTTCCCACCACAGCAAAGATTCTTCTTCTTGACATTGAGTGTGCGCCCACCACGGCATACGTTTGGGGCCGTTGGGACAACAATGTTAGCCAAAAGCAGGTTGTGCACGAGGGTTATCTGCTGACTTATTCTGCTAAATGGCTTGGTGAGCCTACAATCATCTCAAATCGAATTTACGAGGCACGGAATGATGAAGTGTTGGTGCAAGAGCTTGCCGACCTGATGAGCCAAGCAGACCTGTGTGTTGCACATAACGCTCAGAAATTTGACATTCCGCTCATCAAAACACGCATGGTTGCCCTTGGTATGACTCCACCTGCACCTAGTAAGATTGTTGACACGCTTAAGATTGCTAAGGCAGAGTTCCGCTTCCCTAGTAACAGTCTTGATAGCATTGCTGCATATCTCGGTCTGCACCGCAAGGCCAGCCATAGCGGATTTGAACTGTGGACTCGCTGTATGGCGATGGATGACGAGGCATTTGAAGAGATGCTGACGTACAATATTCAAGATGTTGTGGTGTTGGAAGAGGTGTATATGCGCCTGCGTCATTGGAGCAAGACACATCCAAACGTAGCACTGTACGAGCCATCTGGAAAACTGCGTTGTGTGTGTTGCGGCAGTGAACACCTCACCGTGATTGATAAGAAGTACTACACGAGCGTTTCCGAATTCGACATCCACAAGTGCGTTGATTGTGGTAAAATGAATAGGTCGCGCAGTAACAATTCTATACACAACAAAGATAACAGCCTTACGAATACGGGGAAGTAAATGAAGACTCGTATCTATAAATGTGGAAAATATTACTACCCACAATACAAGAGTTGGTTCTTTTGGCACTTCATGTACGATTGGGGAACCTTTGACGAATGCGCAGTGCATTTTGAGAAGTTAGAAGATGCTATTCAGTATGTCATGGATGGCAATTGGGCAAAGTATGAACAAGTGGTTTGGGAGAACAAATGAATATTAAAAATGAAGTAAACAATCTAGTTGATGTCTGCCATGGCGCATCCTACAATGCTGGTTGGTGGCATCACAGTAAGACGGGCATGGACCTTAAGCAAATGATTAATCAACCGCTTGACGACTTCCAAGCACTGCTGGCAGGTGCACTCGTTGCACAGAAACTTTGCCTCACCCACAGTGAAGTTAGCGAAGGTATGGAAGGCCACCGTAAGAATCTTATGGACGACAAGCTGCCACATCGCAGTATGCTGGAAGTTGAACTGGCCGATGCCGTAATTCGTATCGCGGACCTTTGTGGTGCACTTAATCTTGATCTTGGCGGGGCTATTGAAGAGAAGCTTGCATTCAATGCTATTCGTCCTGATCACAAGAAGGAAAACCGTGAAGCTGCGGGCGGAAAGGCTTATTAATGGGGAAAGAAAGCAAGCCCCTGAAAACCGGAGATAAATACGGCAAACTTACTGTTTACAGTCGTGTAGAAAATAAAGGCAGTAGAATCTATTATTTATTTGTATGCGACTGTGGAAATGAAAAAGCACTTTCCAAAGATTTGGTGGTAAGGGGTCATACGTCGTCGTGTGGATGCCTTCACGACATCAATTGCCCATCTAGAACCCACGGCAAGTCTAACACCAAGACCTACCGAATCTGGAGGGGTATGATGTCGAGGTGTAACAACCCTAACGTCAAAGCCTATAAAAATTACGGCGGTAGAGGAATCATGGTTTGCGAAGAATGGCACAATTATGAAACTTTCTTAAAAGACATGGGAGAACGTCCCGAAGGTAAATCCTTAGATCGTAGAGACTGTAATCAAGGGTATTACAAAGAAAACTGTAGATGGGCTTCGGCGGAAGAACAGGCGCAAAACAAGCGAAAATCAAAAGCTAATACAACTGGCAGAACAGGGGTAAGTTATCTTGCTGCTCAAGAGAAATACTCTGTTGAAATTTCAACAAATGGTATTCACGAGTATGGCGGTGTATTTGATAATCTTATAGATGCGATTGCAAAACGAGAAGAACTAGAATTGAAGTACCGGGGAGCAATCCGGCCTGAATCTTACGAAAACGTTGGAGGTGACAATGAAGGTGATTAGTGGTTATGATCTGTTGGTAGCAGAGCCGTTGCAAGGTATGAATATCTTTGATATTTGTCATATGGATAATGCGGATAAGGTTTACAGCGTTCTTGCCGAACTAGGATTTGATACAAACAAGGCGGTACATATTTATGCAGCACAACACCGCACATTGACGAATGAAGTGAAGATTGGCTACGTGTTTGCAGGCGAACACAACTTTTCACGAAAGCACATCAAAGGGCCGTATAGCACGCTTGAGGATGTTATGCTTGCTGCCCAAGCGCAAGATAAGAGCTTGTACGAAGAACTGTATGCGATGAACTCTCGCTGCTCTGGATATGGTTCAAATCATGCTCTAGATGAAAACGTCCCTGTCCGCTATGACGATGAATACGCAGCAGAAGAACGTAAGATTGCAAAACAGATTCAGCAACTAGAAGATATTCTGTTTCATATTCGTGGAGATCAAACGAATCCTGATGGTTCGTACAAGAGCCTAGAAGATTACAAAAATCCTAAACCTGCTGAGAAGCGTCGCAAGAAACACAAGCGTAAAGATAAAGAAGGGAGTGTTAATGACTGAGAAGCATATTATGGTAACTAAGCGGGATGGCTCCGTTGTCCCGTTTGATCCTGAGAAGCTTACTCGCTGGGCCAAGTGGGCTGGCAACATTGGTGTAGATTGGTTTGGTATTGTTGCGGACACGTATCAGAAGCTTCCTGAGACTTGCACGACGAAAGAGTTGCAACAGGCGATGATTCAAGCTTGTATGGATTATGAAGATACTCCGCATATGCTGATGGCTGGCCGTCTGTTGATTGGTGATGTGTACAAGCAAGCGTTTGGTGGGCATGAACACGTTCCGACTGTGTTTAAAATGTATCACGACATGGTTGCAGACGGTTTGTGGGAGGAAATGGGTTACAGCGAATTAGAGTTGTTCTGGGCGCAACGGTTTATCAACCACGAACGTGACCTGAACAGTGTCTACTCTGTCATCAATCAGATTACGACAAAGTATGCCATCAAGGACATTGAGAAGAACATTGTCCTAGAGTCACCTGCGTTCGTTTGGATGCGTATGGCGCTTGGTGTGTGCAAGGATGAGCCTAAAGAAACTCGCATGCAGGAAGTGCGGAAGTATTACGAGGATTTTGCTACAGGCGCTATCAATGCCCCTACGCCGAACATCAACAATCTTGGCACTCCTAAGCGCACTTATGCTTCTTGCTGCGTTTACAAGAGCAATGACGAGCTTGGAAGCTTGGCTGCGGGCGATCACATTGCAACCATCATGACGGCATCCAGTGCAGGTATTGGTGGCATGCTGATGACTCGCAGTAAAGGCGATGGCGTTCGTAAGAATACTATTCGACATGGCGGCAAGCTGCCGTACTACAATGCTCAGGCTAGCGCAGTGAATGCTAACCTGCAAGGTGGCCGTGGTGGGGCCGAGACGATGCACATCAATGCTCTTGACCCTGAGATTGAAACGCTACTACGTCTTCGTCACCCGACAACTGTTGCATCGAAAGCAGAACGTCGTCTGGACTATAGTTTTGGTTTCCACCCGCTGCTGGCTGAGAAAGCGGCGAAGAATGAGAACTGGATGAACATCAGCTACAAAATAAATCCAAGTTTGTGGGAAGCAATGTATCGTGCTGATGGAAGCTTTGAGAGGTTGTACGAGGAGCACGAAAAAAGTAGCAAGCGTAAGAAGCTTGTTTCTGCCCGGAAGCTGGCACTGGAATTTCTTCGTATGCAAGAAGAAACTGGACGGATGTACGAGCACAACACGTATGAGATGAATCGCCACACACCGTTCAAAGACCCGATTTATAGCAGTAACTTGTGCCAGGAAATTGGCTTGCCCACGCAAGGGTACAAAGATGTCACTGAACTATACCGGATGGACGACGATGTGCAAGGTGAGATTGGCCTATGTAATCTTGCTGCAATCGTTGCTGGACGTGTAACGCCTGAGACGTATGAGGAAGTGGCGTATCGTGCATTGAAGATGGTAGATAATGTCATCAGTATCATGGACTACCCGTTCCCTCATTTGAAGTACACTGCACAGGCTCGTCGTTCCGCTGGTATCGGTATTACGAATCTTGCACATGATATGGCGGTTAAAGGGTTGCGATACGACACAGCAGAAGGAAAGGCTTACATGCACCGACTGGCTGAGATGCATTCGTACTGGCTGCATAAGGCTTCTGTACGGCTTGCTAAGGAACGTGGCAAATGTGATTGGTTCCACAAGACGAAGTACGCAGATGGTTGGTTGCCTATTGACACCTACTGCAAACACATCGATAATGTGACGGATCAGCCTTTGCTGTGTGATTGGGAAGGGCTTCGCAAGGAGATTGCTGAGCACGGCATGCGCAACAGCGTTCTTGAGGCTTATATGCCTGTTGAGTCGAGCAGCATTGCTGGCAACACGACAAACAGTATTTATCCCGTGCGTGAACTTGTTGTTGTTAAGACTAGTGGCACCAACAAGAATGTGTTCCTCGCACCTGATCTTGAGATGTTGAAAGGTCGCTATCAACTCGCTTGGACGGTTCCGGCTAAAGACATTACAGACATGTACGGCATCTTCCAAAAGTTTTGTGGGCAGGCGATTAGCGCAGACAAGTATCGGGCATTCCCAGCAGGAGTAACGCCTAAGATCAGTGCGACGGAGATGTTTGAAGATTGGTTATATCGGATTATCTGCGGACTCAAGAGTGGATATTATTCCAACACGAAGGCTGGATTGACTTTGGAAGAGAGTGAAGAAGATTGTGAGGCTTGCAAGCTATGAGCGTGTTTAATCAACAGAATGATGAGTGGAAAACTGGCAAGTATAGTCTGTTTCTCGGGCAAGCACCTGGGCTGCATGACAGTATCAACGTAACGCACCCCACCCTGTTTAAGAAGTACAAGGAGCAGAAGCAAGCTGACTGGAGCGAGGATGAAATCGATCTGGAGCAATCCCGTATCGATATGATTACTTGCCCTGCTGAGAGCCGCGAAATCATGGTGGAGAATCTTGCGCTCCAGTGGGAAGCTGATTCGATAGCCGCACGAAGCATTGCGCCGCTGTTCGCACCGTTCGTCACCAACAGCGAATACTGGGCAGCGCTGCTGAAGATTAGCGAGATTGAAGTATTGCACGCTCTTACGTATTCCGAGATTGTCCGCGTCTGCATGGAGAATCCGAAGGACATCTTTGAGCGTATCATGAAGAACGATGCGATTACAGGCCGCATGGAGACTGTGGCGAACGCCTTCAGTGATTTGAGCAGTGCAGGTGCGCTATTTAAACTCGGGATGATTGAAGAACACAATGCCTACGATGCTGTGATGCGCGCTGTTGTTGCATTGTACTGCCTTGAGCGACTTCAGTTCATGGTGTCATTCGCTGCCACGTTCGGTGTTGTGGAATCTGGATACTTCCAAGGTATTGGCAAGCTGGTGCAGAAGATTATGCAGGACGAGCGTTACATCCACGCTGAGGTTGGTAAGTACGCTATCAAGACGGAACTGGCAACACCACGAGGCAAGGAATGGTTTGCAAAGAATGAGATGTCTGTTCGCACCATTCTTGAAGAGGTGAGGTATTCAGAGTATCGCTGGAACGACCATCTGCACAGCAATGGACGCAAGGTGACGGGCTTCTCGCATCAACTTGGCGTTGATTGGATTGACTACAACGCACAAGAAGTGTATGAGGTAGTTGGCTTTGAGCCGCCTCGTAAGATCGAGAAGAATCCGCTGAAGTACATGGAGAACTGGCTTGACTTGAACAAGACCCAGAATGCCAACCAAGAGGGCGACCAAGCCAACTATCGCCTGAATATTATTGTTGACGATCTTGGAGACAAGATCATTGAATGGAGCTATCGATGATTAATGTGTACTCTAAAAATAACTGTCCTGAATGCAGCAAGGCTATTGCGCTGTTGGAGCAAAAAGGTGTGCCATTCTCCGTAGTTAAAATTGAGAACACTCCGGGCGCAAGGGATTTCCTTCTAGAGAAAGGCCACCGTTCTTTACCTCAAATTTACTACGGTGATGAGCTAGTTGTGAAAGATGGGTACAAAGGTCTTACCAAGCTTACCGACGAACAGTGGGAAGCACTGAAATAATTTAAGAAACCTGTTGACAGGAAGCAGCAACAAGCGTAAGATTCTTCCTGTCGCAGCAAACGACACAAACAAATTTAAGGAGAAATTGAATGACCATCGTAAAACAAATCGCTGACCGTGTTAACAACATCCTGCGCACTGGTGCATCGAAAGAGAAGGTTGCTCGTTACATCAACGCAGAGTTCCACGCTTGTGCGTATGTCGGTAAGGGTAAGCTGTGGGCTTCGTACACTGGCGAAGATGGGAAGCATCGTGTGCAGGTTTTTGCATAATAATAATAATACAACTAAGGAGAATTTGAATGACTGAACAAACTACTCACAGCACTCTTGCTCGTGGAGATGGCGAGTCGTATGAAGCTTATCGCCAACGTCGTACCGCAACTAACAAAGCTACGAAGCAATTCCTGAAAGGTGTGCTGTTCCACGACAGCTTCCATTTCGGTACTTTTATCAACTGGGATAAGCGTGAATTGAAAGCACAACGTGCTGCCCGCAAGGCACAACGGAAAGGAAACTAATATGAACAGCCTCACTAAAGAACAACTTATTAAAGCCCTAACTGTTTACTATACAGAGAACAAAGAAACACCTGATGTATTCAAAGAGTACTCTGACGACCCTTCCGAAGATGCCCTCAGCGCAGCAGAACACATCTTTGAAATCGCAGCACAACAATATTAAGGAGAAACAACAATGACCAAAACTGTGACCATCGACCAAGCAACCTTCAATACCGACGATCTGACTGGCTTCCTGCGCCGTGCCATTAATGTGCAAGCTGAAGAAGAAGCTAACAAGGAAGATTTCAAGTCCCTTGTTCAAGAAGCTGCTGATGCAACCAAGTTGGACAAGAAGATTGTTCGCAAGTTCTTCAAGGCTCGTTATAAAGCCACCACCAAAGACATTGTTGCCGAAGCTGAAACGCTGGAGGCACTGAGCAAAGCTGTGGACGAATAACTGTTGTTGACGTGAGACAATCAACGTTGTCAGTGCAATAATGTAACAAAGATCATGTATATGTCGTTTTTATGAGACGTGATTTCTCACGAATATTTCTTGACGCAAATAAAGCTGTAGGTATATGCTTACAAACATGCTGATCCGGAACAAGACCAATCTCACCGAATCGGTATAACAAGTAGTAAACAACGAAGTACATTTCTACCAAACTAATTACTAGCTAAGGAAAGCTTAAACATGAACATCATTTCTACTGCAAATGTCATCCTCACCCTTCTGCCTATCGTCACCGATACTGTTAAAAATGTCGAAGCTGTGATGGGTGCGGGCAACGGTAAGGATAAACTTGCTCTTGCTATTGCAATCATTAAACCTTTGTACAACTCCTCCAACCCGCCTGTGCCGTTTGACAACCTTGTTAGCCAAATCACTGAGATGATTGCTGCTGTTGTTACGTTTTATAACAGTATCAAGGCGTTCCCCAAAGCTGTGCAAGCAGCAGTAGCATAAAAATAAAAATGCCCCAACACCGTTAGGCGAAGGGGCGAAGGGTGTCTCGTTAGAGACGGCACTCTACCAAGTGCCAAGGAAAGCGTGAATTACCGGATCAAGGGGTTCACGCTGGTAATTATAGTCGACATTTCAAAGAGATGTCAATGCCTTTTATGTTGTCACGCATCATTTGTAAGGCCGTTTGTTGCCGAATGTTGTCTGACCCATTCAGCGGCTCGCTTACGTACGTCATCATCAATTGACGTATTAACATTTCCTCGTCCCACATTAGATGTGTTGACATCTTGCACTTGGGCGGGTTCTTCTTCGGCAGGTTGTTCAGTGCTTGGCACAGGCGATTCGGCTTCTCGTACGGGAGTCGAAGGCAGTCCGACGTGTTTACTTGTTGCGACAGTGAGGCCAACGTTGACAATGGCCAGAATACCAATTGCAATATCAGCACAAGTCTGCATATCAATACCAAAATCGTAACCACAAGCTTTCCCCAGTTGTACAATAGCGAACAGCAATGCCGCAATGGCGTTGGCCGACACTTGGTGCATCTTCCAAGTTTTCGGATCAGCTACGGATTTGCCCGCCTCAAACACAGCCCAAAAGGCTTTCAGTTTAGCTAACATTGTTCTTCCTCTTCAGTTCTGCGATGGTATGGCCTGCTTCTTGCAAGTGGGCGTACTCCTTGAACGACACCCAGTCCCCCGCATACTCCAGTCCAAGAGACTTTCCCATTTCACCACACTTAATGAACGTTTTAATGTCATTCCATTGAGCCTTACCATTCACTACAGGGCAGAAGTCAAACGCAATATGGTAGTTGTGGAACGACTCACCGCCTTTAGCATTAGTCACTTTGCTACCCGGTGTAGTGCGTCCTTGCGCGTACAGGGCATTCTGTGACTCGATATCTCGATAGGTCGACGTGATAATTACGTCAATACCCGCCTCCTTGCACTTAGTAATAAACTCTTTGCATTTCTCTTGCATGGCAGGAGTCAAATCTTCTATATTTCTACTGTTAATCATTTATCTGCCTTTCTATCTAGCTTTTCTTCCATCTTATCGAAACGTTGGCCCATGGATTGGCCAAGAGACTCGATAGAACGAGAGATGGCGTCAAACGCCCGCGACACTTCAGTTTTGGTCATGTAAGTCTCACTCGTGTGCAACTTGTGGTCCGCCAGTTCCTTTTCCACTCTAGATGTTGCATCCTTAGCTTTTCCAATTTCGTTATACATGTGGTAACACCATGCTGACATAAGTAGTTGAATCAATCCCAATGAGTACTTCAAAATGTCTAATGTTTCCATTCAATCTCTTTCTACATAGGTTAATGTGTAGCCCTTAGAAAGAGCTTTTTGTACTACAGCGGCAGGCGTAGCGATAGGCCCAAGATTTATCCCAGACATCTTACGCATAGAAATGGTAAGCTCGCTACATTGCCAGTGCATATCTTGGCCGATGTTTAGCAGATGGAGATACCCAGCAACAGCTTCCAGCTTAGAATACGGTTGTCCCACTTTAGAGAAGCCGTAAGCTTCTTCTTCCTTGCTCATTGGTTTGTCAGTTGGAATATGGTAAAATCCATGATCGAGATACTTAGTAAGAGGATTAACAGATACTTGAGGCACCACTGCTTCAATCACATGCGGCTCACCGTTAGCATCCTTCCAGATGACGCACACGTGGCTGTACTCCGACTCTGTAACCATACGTACAATTTGCGATTCGATATCAGCAACCGTATTCCACTCTTTGTGGCTTACTGCCACAATGTCACCACTCTTGCATACATCCTTAAACTCAGAGTACTTCATTCTAAATTTCCTCAATATCAAGCTTAGCCGACATAAAATTGAAATATGGCGTTCCCATGGCCACAGATGCAGACAACCTTCCATACAACATATGTGCTTGTTCCAAATTCTGATCTGTATTATTAGGAAAAAGACTAATGAACACAGGTGTCACCATGCTGTTGTTCCATAACACTTGCCACAAAAACACCCTGTCATTCTTGTCCAAAGAAGGCATAGAAAGAGTCTGTTTACGGAACCTAGGCTTCACTGTAACGTGCATGTCACCACTGTACGTGCGTGTTTGCTCGCTAGTGTCATTAACAGCCAGTGCTGTATTAGCCTGCTCCACGCCAACTACAGGAGCCCAGTGATTGCCAACAATCAACCTACCAACTTCCACATATCCTTGTGAGTTGTTAGTATCTGTAAGCGTGATTACAAGCTTCGTAATCGACACTGGAGCATCAAACCAGCAGCGGGCATAAATACCACCACCATAAGCAAAGTTGTTGACACCACGATTAGCCACCAATCCACCACAGGAAGCTACAACTGTTGTAGAATATACAGGAGTTGAATCGGTAGTTAGCGTGTAGGCATCAACTTGGATCGTCCCGTTGTCTGTGCAGTTAGTGAATGCACAAATAGTTGCACTAATCGTTTCTGGAGATGCCCAAGTTGCTGTAATGGTGAGAGATGTTGTTGTAGACCGACATACATCGGATTTAATATCTGTGACAAGTTTTGTGGCATCCAGATTTGCTGCCGTAGCAGATGTCGAGAGGGTTGCCCTATCTGCCGCATTGTCATAGATAACTCGTAGATTTGCCATGTTACCCTTTCAAAAATTGGACGTATAAAATTCTTAAAAGATTGTATCACGGCTATCTACTATTGTCAAAATAGGCTACATTGATTCGATAACACTTTTGTCTGTGTTAACAATGAAGGTACGATAAGATTCCCATGTGTCATCAGGAATAAGATTGGCCTTCAGCAGATTAGCCCTATACACTTTCGACATGATAATTGCATCTTGAATAACAAATACGAAATCCGTATGGCTTGCAAGAGCCGCTTCATTCCAAGCTTGTGCAGCCTCGTCTTCCGTACACGTCGGATTAGCTTTAATATAATCAATGGCAGCACTCTTAGCAGCAAAGCGCTCTGTTTCTACCAACTGTGTGATAATAGATTTAGGGCCGTAATCCGCAGTGATGCCCGGCCCGGCCCCTGCTTCTAGTGCGACAAGCTCGTCTTGAGCCGACGACAAAGAAATCTGAGCATCACTGTTAACGCTGTTAAGGCGTTGCACAAGAGATGCTGTCGCGTTCATAGAACCTTGCAGCCCTGCGATCTTTTGACGCAACTCTTGGCGGCGCGCTTCATTTGCTAGTGCGGTTTGCACATCTGTAGTAGTAGTAGTCATATTAATTCCTTTAGAAAGATGCTTTCGTATTATGGCAAAGCAAACCACCTGCAAAATAAGTACCAGCGCCTTCGACGCGGAAACTCACCACTTGGCCTTCTCCAACAGCTAGAACAGATTCCACAACACTTTCTTGTAGGCCAAGGATTTTATCACCACCACGAAGGTTTTGTACAGTGACCCAACCCCGCTCTGCAACAGCAAATCGATGGTTTTCACTCCATTCAGTGGTTTCTCCATTCGTAAGCTTGACACGATAGCGCTGTGCCCAGATTGTTGTTACGTCGCGCACAGTTCCGCCTTGCGGGAGATGTTGCATATTGTTATCATTGACAGCAGCGAGCTTAGCTCCATTATGCAGATCAGAAGCATTTATCTCTTTACCGTTTAACAACTTCACCTTAACCCAAGGGGCAGGGCATGCACCGCCCGATGCACCGGAGCCTCCACCAGACGACCCAGCAACACCAGTAATGGTGCCAGCCGGGCATGCGATGTTGTTCTTATACGTCGTAGATGTACTTGACGTACTGGCACCAGTTGTCGATGTAGTTGGCCCGAAATCCTTGGTTGCCGACCATCCATAAGTGTTAGCTGCCCTGACGCGTAAGAAGCCGCAGTAAACCCCGTAAGTACCTCCTGAGCCGACAGAACCATGTAAAATGTTCGGAGAGGTGCCTGAAAGGTTAGGATTAGCAGAAGCAGGAGTCGGGCTATACCATAGTGCATTACCACTAAACAGGAAACTGGCCGCAAATGACCCCTGCACAGCACCATCTGCCCCTGTCGTTCCGCTGTATGTTCTAGAAGGGCAGGATTGATAAATTTCCATAAACGGAGACGTGTCATTAGGTTTTGCAAAAAATTGAACATGAATTTGTTGCATCGCATCCAGATTGTCAGTATTGCTAGAGTAAGATGTAGGTGTTAAGGTGAAACCATAAAAAACAGTGTGCATACCACTGCCACTACCCGGAAGACCGCCGACGTTTGTTTGTGTGGTGTCTGAAGTATAGTATTGAACAATAGACATCTTTGGAATTATCGACAAGCAGTTGATGTCTGGTGCACCACCACGTGTCGTGGCATCATTATTACCACGCCAGATAATCCTATTCGATGAAACCGACCCATCAACACCTTGTACTAAACGGAACCAGTAATCAGACAGAACAAGAGTACCCACTTGCATTGAATTGGAAGCAACCTTAAACGCAGTTCCTGTTGATGCCAGTTTGCCGCCAGCAGTGGGATTCCCAGAACCATCTTCCGCGTAGTTGGTCGTACGTAGGTCAGAAATATGCACAGAATTAATAGCGCCAGTTCCAACAAGTGTGGACGAATTAGAACTGGTGATCTGGCCACTAACATTGGTGCCAATGGTGGCGCCATTGGTGGCATTCAAGTCCCCGGTGTAGCTGTAGTCGGCCAGGGTGCGCGGACGGTAGTTCACAGATACCCCGGTCAAGGTGCCGTTCACGATGCCGAAGCCAATATCCACCCAGGCATTCGGATCACTGTCGACCGAGCCTTGATACGCCTCTGCGCCATTGCCTTCACCGCACCCAGGAATACCCACCAGCACATAGGCCGAACGACTCTTGAAGCTGGGAGATCCGTACACCGCCCTGCTGGCCCCACAACGGTACATCGCGGTGTCAAGTCCAGAATCCAGCCTGTGAGCGTACGGCTCGTCGTAAGAGATCACCAATATGATCTTGTCCGAGGTCAGGGCGTTGAGGTCGGACGCCATGGTGGCCGCGGTCTTACCGTTAGTTTCTCCGACACCGTACACGTCATAGTTCGTAGCACTAATGATATTCCCAGTGCTGCGATTGAGAACGACCACCGTGTAGCTCCGGGAGATGTTTATACCCCCCTGAAGAACTCCGTTGATATAGAGCCCTATGGCCGCAGGGAGTGTGGCCGTGCAAGAGTTGCCAATGGTGATCACCCGATAGGTGTTATGTCCCATTCCCGGAAGTGTCACCTGTCCACCCCCGGCGCCTTGCAGCACACCGCTAGCACTGAGAGTCACGCCTGACGCCATGGTCGAAGCCTTGGACGCGATGTCATTGACCAGACCCTGCTTTGCCGTGTAGTAGTCTGTGAACTTGGTGCGGAACGTTACGCCATCAATTGAGGTGTCCTGTGTAGTGTCATTCCAGGCAGGGGAAAGCGAGCCTAGGTAGTCCGACAACGCGTTGTATGCAGTCTGATATGGACCACTATCCACTCCGAGGGCACCGCACTGCGTAACCAAGCCCGGCTTCTCGTCGGAGATGGCTGTAACGTCGATCATCATCTGCGGCTTCTCTGCTTTGGACAGCACACTATCGCTGGAGATGGCAGCGATAGCGGCATTGGCCGCATCAGCGTCTGCTTGAGCCGTTGCCGCAGCGGAGGACAGTTCGTCCGAGCCAACGCCGTAGCGGCCAATGGACACCCAGTCAATCTCGAATACATCTTGGGCCGTGCTGCCGAAGTCCAGTCGAATGTGGTCGATGGTGTTGGAGGTCCAGCCCGTAACGGTGGACAAATCCCACTCCAACGTGGTCCATACGTTGCTCCCAAGGTTCGGGTTGGCTAGGAATCCTCGCCCGAGTGTGCCCTCACCCACACCCCCCGGCTTGTCAAAATAAAGACTGCCGTCCCAACCAGAGCCCGCGAGGCGACGAATACGCACACGAACCTTATCGTACTTGGAGCCAGAAAAGCCAAGTGACCCTGGAGACTCTAGGATAGGATCGACGTTGGTCGAAGTGATAGTGATCGAGTCCGTATTGGCAGTGAGTGTGGCCCCGTTGACAGCAGCCCACCCTTGGATAGACCCTGTGAAGTCCCATGTGCTATATGGTGAGAAACTTGAAAGTGCAGCCGAATTGATAGCAGTGCTTACTTGACTTGTCTGAGAGCCTAATGCAACGCCAGCTTGTAAAATAATATTACCACTGCCATCTTGAATAGTGGCAGACTTCATCGTCACACCACCGTTATTGTCAACAGTAAAATTACCATTTGCAGAACTGATTGTTCCACTTACATTAAGTGTGCCTGTATCAGTCGTAATTGCACTTAGGCTGCCGACCTTTAAAGAAGACCAATACGGAATAGACCATGTAACTTTGTCAGTAGTTGGATCATAAATACCATCTGTCTGATACAGATATTGCCCAGATGTCAAAGAAGGAACAGTAGAGGACCACGTGCCTGTAATACCACCATCGTTCGTAGCAGGAAGACTTGTCTTTCCAGTTGTTTGATCTGGTGCAGTGTTGGTTGTAGCTGTGGCAGATGCGCAATACGCTGTGACATAGGAAGAACCCTGTGCACCTGAGCCACCATTGGCCCCATTAGTGCCAGCATAACCCACGGCCGAAATAGCCGCAGATGTCCAATTAAAGCTTGTTTGTGTAACAGTTGCGGAATCCGTGATATATACTTTAGCTGCCCACAATGTCATACCAGCAGAAGGGGATGTACCAGCAGTCGTAGACCAACCACTAGGCACAGTTCCGATAGCCCCACCACTCCATGTGTAAGTTGATGTTCCAGAAGGGCCAGCCGGAATGCTTACAGCCCATTGAAACACTGTTGCCGTAGCAGCCTGCACACCACTTGCACCTTGTGGGCCTGTCCCTCCGTTCTGTGTCCATGCTTGCACAGACGCGCTAGAATAACTAACCGTGCTGGATGTCGTACCGCTAGAAGCAACTACTTGTGCAATAGCTACGTAGAGCTTAAGGTTGGGAGTTCCCGGATTTGTCGGAACTGACATGCTCCAACCATCATTCGTCACGTAACCTGTGTTAGCGCCAGTAGACCAATTATAATTTGATGAACCAGTTGGACTAGCTGGTGTAGACGAAGACCATTGATACAAATAGGTTACAGCATATTGGTTAGCAGGCGTACCTGCTGCACCTGTCTTAGATTTAGCAAGAGTTACAGTCTGAGGAATTGTAACACCGTTGTACACAGCTTGCAGAACAACACTCGCTGTATCTGCTGTCATTGCTGTGATGTTATAAACGCCCGTGGAGGCAATAGATGCTGTACAATTTGTCTGCGTTACCACGGAATAGGTTACTGCCGTGCCAGTTTTTTCCGTCGTACCATCATACACTTTAAATGTGCCCGTAGCAGAAGCGAAGCTTCCGACGTTACCCTCAGAGTCCGCTGCAAGTGTGATGGATTGATTTGTCAAAAAACCACTGATAGAATTAGTACCCCCTGTAACTTGCACAAGGGTCATTTCATCTAAATACACGTTGCCATTGATTGTGGCTTGCACACGATAATTACGAGATGCAGTAAAATCTCCAGAATTGACGTAATGTGTCGCTGATGTTTCACCAGTAATATCAACCCACGTGCTGCCATCCCAATATTGCCACTGGTATGCGGTAGCATTGTTGCCGTACGGAGTGGCATTCAGTGCGATAGAAGTTGGTGCAAATGTTGCTGTCGAAGTCGTGCGACTGAACACTTGTCCACCAAGTGTGGAAATCTCCACCCAATTTGCGCTGGCCCCTGCTTGACCGGCAGAACCATCCACCACTTTAGTTAGTGTTGTACTTGCGTTAAACGTCGATCCATTAACTGTAATGCTTGCTGTAATGACAGCAGAACTACCTGTCATACCGTCCCATGCGACTGTAGCTGTATTATTACCGTTATCCGTAATCGTGGCACCGGCTGCTGTAAAAGAAGCTGTTCCAACAATGTTCAGAAGGTGTGCTGTAACAGTAATATACGATGGCGTAGTAGTGCCTGTCGCACTGACATGGAATGTAGGGGAATCACTTGTAATTAAAATTGTTGCATCTTGAGAATTTACGTTCCGTTGAGATGTTCCCAACAATAGCACATCCCTATCGTTCACTACTGTAGCCATCGTGTTCCTTTAAATTAAAATTTCTACCATGATTGTACCGTTAAACCAATTTGGGCTCAAGGACACAACCACTCCGTTTTTGCCTGACGATAATCCAAAACGAGTGTGCGTCAATATGACAGCACAACCCAATGTAAGAGAATTGATCAAGTCTGCCGTGCCTGTGAATTGAAATACACTACGAGGTGTACTCCACAAAGCAACTCGCCTATCCGCCTCTGCTGCTGCATCAACCCTGCGAAGAAGCATAGTATCTGTTTGAGGCGGAGCGGCGTTAAGTTTGTAATCCGCTTTAGCCGTGGTATTCGTAGACGTTGTTGTCAGCCATTCTTGGGCGAAAAGCTTTTTATGTTCATCTGGAATGCTTGTAAGTAGATTATCCTGCACAGTGTAGTTTTTGTCAAATCCTAGCTTGATTGATGCTTGTACAAGAGGCCGGCTGCTAATTTTTAACGAGCCTGACATGATTTGGCTGGGGCCAATATCCACCGGGGTGCCTGTACCATTAATATCTACTTGAATAAGACGAAGCAATCCTGAACGCGACGTAACCAATCGAGCATCTACACTCTTGGCCAAGTCTTGACACGTTGTAAGAACGTTATCACCGCTCTCAAGATACACACCAACAGGTTGAGGGCACGCTGTATCGAATGCTGTAAAGTTTGACAGATCGATGTCAGAGTCTGAGTATCTGGAGCCAACCGTGCCAAACGAAGTAGCCAATCGACGAATGACACCCGCAATAGTGTTTACGTACGTCGTATTCTTGTCACCCTGCACAGATGCTGTGATCGTCCCGGCAGAAGAGTGTGACAAAGTGAATGTGCCGTCTGTCAGACTTTTTGTAATACCTACAGCAACACCATTATCTCTCACTTCAATAATATCTTCGATAGGACCATTATGAACTTGATATTTAAGAAGTGTTGCGTCAAGAAGTTCTGGAGTTACGTTGTGAACTTCCCCAAAAGAAAGCTTAAATAAGTTGTCTTTGTTTGGAGGGTTGGTTGTATTCACATCCCCAATCTTTTGCTCAGTTGCTGGTGTATTTAGTCTCTGAAGCTTATCAAGAATAGTGAGTGTAAGTGTTTTTTCATCCTTGCTGTCGATAGTGGCAACAATACCATTAAAAATCATTTGGAAATCAGGACGTGCCCAGCTAGGGTCACCAATCCACGCTACAATGGACCTGTTATCCCATACATCATCCAACCAACTGTCCCGCTCCCCGTTGTAATTGGCAATCGTAAGATCGCCGCCAGACAAACCTCCCGTACCTTCGATGTCAAGCTTCTCAGTATATTGCAAGCCAGATGTCAGGATAGGGAGATATTGTTGGTTAGCTGGTGTGTCTGTAGGGGCCGTAACATAAGCCCCCGTGGACAAGTAACGGGTAATTTCTGTCCCGCTACTCTTTACATTCACCTCAACCAACACAATACGAGGAGCAGCAGGGTTTTTCAGCCATGCAGCAAAATCAACCATATTAATTACCTTTGTTTAATTTGATAGCTTGTTCCAACTTTGGTAGAAACCACTGCATCGGAAACACCAGCAACAGTTTTATTTGCCGCTTTATCTTGAGAGTCATATACAGCGCTTGCAAGTTGTGATGTTGTTGTTTGCCCAGTCTCTGCAATAGCAGTAGTGACAGCATTTTGCATTTCTTTGACTGCTGTCACAACATCGGCATGAGCAACAGATTGCGTACCCACCATTGCTGTAACTGGAGCAACCGCAGATGTAGATGTTGTACCTGTGCTAATTGGCTTGATATTGCCCATAGCTTCATCACTGTTAGCAATAGCTTTAGCAATATCCGCAATCGAAACACCCTGACTTACTTTGTCCATCCAAAACTGCATACCTGCTGTATCAGATGCACGATGGAGAATTGACTCGTACAATCCTTCGATAGCATTCTTGGCATTAGTGGAAGCTTGCTGTTGAGCAGTGGCACCTGCCGGAGTTCCCTTCAAGGCTGTGATGAGGTTTTGAATTGCTTGAGAAACAGTGAGCAATCCGTCATTCACATCGATCAAGCCTGCCACTTGCTTATTCAGTGCGTCCAGAGTTGCTTGCTGCACATTCACTTGCTTCTGTGCCCATTCTGTGGCTTGTTGCGTTACCTTTTGAGCGTAATCAAAGTCTTTCTGATATTGTGCACCAGATGCATTAGCCACTTTAGAAGCTTCAAGAAACGCATTATAAGCTGCTTCAAATTGTCCTTGTGCCGTCTCATCGCCACCTTGTGCTTTTGCAGCAATTGTCTCAAATTGAGATTTAGCTTCCAAATACTTTTGTTGTGGTGTGAGCGGAGACAGATCGCCAAGAAGACTCGACGAACCAAGTTGCTTGAGGGTCGTCACCAAGTTTTTCATCTTGGTTTGTGTATCAGTGATGGCTTGAGACTCACGCTTGTAAGCATCTGTCAAAGCACTCCGAGCATCGTTAGCAAGCTTCTCGCTGTCGTCAATCGTTTGTGCAAATGCAGGGGCAATGTTCATCAACGTTGCAAACATCTTCGCACCAGCTTCAGTTGTCAAATCAAGGCTATCAACAACAGCTTTGAATTGCTCTTTAGTTTTCACATACGACAAGCCAAGACCGTCCATTGCCGTTGACACAGACTTGATGATCGGTATAAGCTTCTCTTGGTCTGTGTAGATTGCACTGATGTAAGATTTAACACCTTTTGTCAGATTGTCCACAGAGCCAAATTGCGAGATGAGTGATTCCGATGCTTCAATTGCAGCAACGCCAGCAGGGATAGTCTTGCTCAGCGTGTCAAACACATCTTTCACTTGCTGCAAATCGTTGGCAACACGAACAACAGTCTCCATCAAACCTTCGCCAATCTTCTGATACTTTTGGAGGTCAGCAAAAGCAAATTGGGCCATTTGGTCGCCAAGCTTAGAGAACACATTCTGAAGAGTTTGTTGTATTTGATCGCCAGTCATTCCCTTCAGACTGATGTTGCCGATGTCCACAACAAAGCTTTGCAACTTCTTGTTGAAATCATCTCCACCAACACCAAGACCAACAGCAGCAGTTTTAAGAGCATCTTCCATACTCAATACAACTTTAGTAATCTGGTCGTTAAACTCTGCACCAAGACTTTGTGTAGCTGTATTGTGGCTATCGCTGCGGAACCATCCTCCGCTTGTTGTTGTGTTCGTGTATTGGTTGCCTGCAAGGCCAGCCGATTCCACTTGGCCAAGCGAGGTCTTTCCGATTGTGAGTCCAGTGTCATCAACAGATTGAGAGCCGCCGAATACACTGCTGAGTGCTTTTCCAACAATACCGTGCCCTAACACTGCACCCAACACTGCGCCAGCAATAGTGCCTAAAACCGGAAACATGAAGGATGCACCAATTGCCCAGTTTGCGGCAAGGGCTGCACCACCTATAGCCCCACCAACAGCCCCGGCAGCAGCGATGCCTTTACCACTAAACGACTGACTGTTTGATGCTGTGTTCCCTGTCAGGCCGCTGTTCTGCACAGCGAGAATCGCAAAACTGTTAATGCTGTCATTAAGCTTTTGCAACGCTGTCAACATGTCGTTCTGTACAACCAGACCAAGGCCAGAATTCTTCTCTGCAATCTTAAGTGAGTTTGCAATCGAATCGCTCTTTGCACCAACAAGTTTGACATCAACACCGTCAGTGACTGTTGGGGAGCCAAGTACAGAGCCAGTACCTTGAATCTTCTGTTGATTTTCAGAGGACATTGCACTACCGCCTCCACCAAAGCTTCCAGAGATAGCAACACCAAGTCCAGCCACAATTGCTGCCATTGCAGCCATACGTGCAAATGCAGAATATGGATCGCCAGCACCTTGCGTCAGAATTGCATTGACACCTTTGATAATGGAAAGTGCTACCTCAGCAGCATGCAGCACTTGTGCAGCTTTAGCCATTGCTTGATAGCCTGTGCTACCTTTTTCAAAGAATCCAGAAGCAGCGTCAGCCATACTGCCGTACATACCGACTTGGTTCTGACCACCTTGTAATTGCAAATCATTAATTTGCTTAGTGCGCTCGTATTCAGACAGCCCGTCTTTTTCTTTAACCTGCCTAATTTGGTCAGAAAGAGCAACAGCATCTGCTTGCCCTTCTGCGAAAGCTTTGAACATCTTGCCAGCAGCTTCACCAGAATTACCAAAAGCAGTTTTGAGAGACTTTTCAATTTCGCTGCCAATGTCTTTCCACATCCTAACTTGTTCAGTTGCCACTTTAGTCAGTGCGGCGGAACGCGCAGCATTTGCGTTGATTTTGGCCTGAATTTCTTCCCAAGTTTGCTGAGCTTTAGCACGATCTTCAAGTGCTTTTTTCTCAGCAGTGAGGCGAATCACTTCTTCAGCACTACCTTCGCCCATTGCTGAGATAGTGTCAATCTGTTGCTGCTTCCATTCGATTTCAGCTTTGGTAAATTCATCCTGCATTTGCTTTTCGTTCGTGATAGCAGCACGGGCAGCTTCAGGAATGCGATTATAAGCATCAATCTTCGCCTGAATAGCTTGTGTTTGAGAATTTACTTGGGTGACGAATTGAACTGTTTTAGCATCTGCATCGTCCTGCTCTTTTTGTTGGCGAGCAGCAGGGTCTGTTGCGTTGATGTTATTTCGGGCGGCAGTGTCAGTTTGATTTTTTTCAATACGCTTTTGGATTTCAGCACGCTTAGTTGCGGCCTGTTCCATCAGCCTAGTGTCTTTGGAATAAAACCCATCAACAAGTTTCAGTTGGGCATCCAACGAATCAGCTTCCATCTTAGATTCGTTGTCAAGAAACTCCTTCTTGGCATGATCTGCTGCCGAGTCTGAAATCAACTTCTTTTGTTGCAAATCGTTGATAAACTTGACTTGATTGTCGTAATAGCGTTTGTCAATCTCATAACGTGCATTTACTTGTGCAAGATGCTCATTAAGCCCTGCCAATCCGTCAGACTTTGGCTTTGCCTCTTTAGGCGTATCCTGTTTCTTAAGGGCAGCTAGTGCTGTGTCGTATGACTCTTGGCTACCGAGCCCAGTAGTGATACCTCCAGCATGCATTTCTTCAAAACGTTTGTCGAGCCGGGCCTTATCTTCTTGGAAACGAGTTTCGTACTTTGCCCTTTCCAGAATGTTCCTAACTTCAATCTGTGCAAGGTCTGCTGCATTATCTACGTCACGTTTGTGTTTGGCATCCGCTTCTTTTTTATCTTTTGCTGCAATCTTGTCTTGAATTTCGTTAGACTTTACAAGATACCCATTCAACTCGTTTTGAAGCACCCCATTATTAGCCAACATTCCACCATTGCCAATCTTTGTGCTAAGAGTAACAATATGCTCTGTCACTTCACTAAGCTGGTCTTGGAGAGTGCCTTTATTCCAAAGGGAATTCCACATTGCTTTGGCTTTTGTGGTGATATCATCCAACACTTGACCAAAGATTGTAAGCTCACCTTTTAATTCAACGATTCGATTTTTCTCTTCGTCGGCAAGGGCTTTGATAACCTTGGCAGATGCACCTGCGACATCACCAATACGCTCAAGATGAATAACCTCTGCGAGGACAGCAGGTTCAAGAAATCCAAGCTGTTGATTAAGTTCAACGGCGGCTTGAGAGATTCCTTTAAAGCCCCGCACATTAGCCTTCGTAGGTTCGGCAGCAAGTCTTTCAAATTGCTTGATTGTGTTGTCAATAGAAACACCGCCATACTTCTCAAGACCTACAGCAGCTTCAGTAATCATTCCAATTTCATCTGCTGTGAACTTACCCGTGGCAGCAAGTTTAACCATAGTCTCGCGCGTGTCAGCCATGCGACCGTTGGCATTACCGATCTTGTTGGACATCTCGTACATGGCTTCACCTGTCGCACCAAACGAGTGACCAGTCAGAATAGCCTGCTCGTTGAGTTCTTTCAGCGCAACACGGCTTTTTTCATATGTGTAGATGGCTGCACCAATTGCCACAACCGCAGCAACGGCCCCGACAACCAGAGTGCTCATACTGACACCAAGAGAAGCAGCAGCTTCAGCAACCTTTTCCAGCGTCTTAGGGAGGAAGTTAATACGCTCACCTAACACAATCAGAGAGCCGTAGAAACGGTTAAGCTGGCCTTGGCTAAGTTCGTGCATCAACACCATCATCTCGCGGGCAGAGCCTGCTGTAAGGAGGTTGAAGTTCTCGTGCGGACCCTTCGCTTGTTGCAGAGTACTGACAAATCCCTCCACTTGATTTCGTACACCAAGTGTCTCTGCACGAGCAAGTTGTTGAGCAGCAGTATATTCCTTAAGCTGCTTGGTTGTCATACCAACTGTTTCAGCTTGACGCTTCAGCATTGCTACATAAGCATCGCCCTCAGCCCGTGCTTCTTGGGCATCACGATCCATCTTGGTATTGATAGACAACGCCTCCTGTTGAGCCTGTCCAAGAGCCTTCCACGCACGACGCTTATCTTCAAGAATCGCGGAGGCGTGATCGTCCTCAAGTCGTTTCTGCGCGGCATCCAAGTCTCGGTTAATCTTGATGGCTTCAGATTGCACTTGTCCCAACGCTTGCCAAGCACGTTTCTTATCTTCGATAATAGCAGCAGCATGCGCATCTTCAACACTTGCAGACTGTCGCTTGTCATACGAAGCATTCATACGATTAGCAAGCTCTTGTTCTGCTGCATAGCGTGCCGTAGCAGCGTCAAGGATGGCTTGTTGTTGCGCACGAACGTCAGCAGACTCTTTAGAACGTTTATCAGCTTCCTTCTGCGCCATCTCTTGACTGTAGGCCCACAACTTATCCATCATGGACATTCCATCGAACAACTCTTGCTGGCTAGCAATAGCAGCCTTCATAGCTTTGTCTTGGTAGAACGTGTTAGACTTCTCAGTCATCATGTCGATGATGGCATTGTAAGAAGATGCAGCTTGTTGGGCAGCATCCACTTGCGCCTTGGCAGAAGCTTGTGCACCATTACCAATCTTGGAAGTTTTCTGTTCAGCAGCTTCCCCTGCTTTGGCTAGGTCGTTTAAGGCTTTTGTGGCATCCTGAATACCTGTAGAATTAACTACAATAGTTAGTGTCGATGCTTCAAGACTCATTGTTCATTCCCTTTTCTTAACAATCGCATCTGCTCCATGAATCCCATAGCCTTAGCAATGTTATCCACTTCATCAGGTTCTTCTTCCGGCACATACGGTGCGGGTCGTTTGGGGTCGGTAGCTTTGTGTGACTCTGCACAATAAGCTTCTGACATCTTCTTAAGCAGTTCTCGTTCCCAAAGGGTGATGTCCAATTCGTTCTCTTCTCTAAATGCTTTAAGTTCTTGCCAAGTCAGAGGTATAAGGCCCATTCCCGACTGCATTGCTTGTCCAGACAAATTAAAAAAGCCCAACAGGTAGGCCCACGGACCGGGGATGTCCGGCAAATGAACCCCTGCTGGGCCAGTCGTTGTAGCGCCATCTTCATCACGCTCACGAAGGGCACGCCCCTCAAGCTGTTCAAGACGGCTACTTTTTTGTTTATCTGGTGTTGCACCCAGCCATGCGATTTGTCGGCAATAGAGAATTAGAAGACTGCTTAAGCTTTCAAAAAACTTGCGGTGTCTCCGATGGCTGCATTAATTTGGGTCTTCAGCCAATCGTAACGCGGATCAGAGTACAACTTACGGAAGGCATCAGGCGTATCGACAGGCTCGCCATCCAGAGTCATGTTGTCAATCTTAACCGACAGAGCCGTCAGGAATTCGACGCTTTGTTCTCGCATCTCGTCCGGAGTAGCTTCACGCTTACCACGCTTGGCGTTCTTCTTCATCATCGCGTCGACTGCTTTACGATATGCTTGGCTAGCCTCGCCCTTGACGGTCACTTGTACCGGCTTCGATTCTGGGTCTCCACCTTTACCAATAGGTGCAAACAGCGGCATGTCAGTAACAGGGTGAGTCAGTTGTACAGTGGTTTCTTCCGAGAGGGCCAGCGAGTTCAATTCAAAAGTCATGGTAGAGTTCCTTTTTAGTTTATGTTATGCTTCTTGTGAAGCGAGGTTAGAGCTATGTTGCTCTTTGAGTGCAGCTTGTGCTGCGGTTTGTTGTGAAATTAGTTGTTCTATACGGTTTAGTAGTTGTGGTAGATTGACGTTGTAGAACGTCTCCCGATATCCGTCGAATCGTTCATATGGTTGGTTATACAACTCTTTCAGTTCCCTCAAAAGTATCGTCTCGATATCTCTTGGGACTGCTCCATCTGTAAAATAATAAGAAGTAAGAACCTCAAAATTCTTGCTGGATTCTCTTGCAACAGATTTACAACGAGCCTCCGGACTTCTATTCGTTATACCTATCTTAGTAAGTTCATCGACATGCAACACATATAAATACCCCGGCTTAGCAGTCTTATAACCCGCTTGAACACATTCAGGACATCCTCCGTGTCTATTGTCAGGATGAAGGTGAACATTTGGAGTTACACTGAACCATCTGTCATGCGCCACACAACGTATTTCAACTTTTATATTACTTTTAGTGTATTCAACTCTAGAATAATCAAACACATCTCCGAACTTACCAACCGCCTCGGAAATAAACTGTTCAGTGTTGCTTCGATTCTTAATACCTCCAAGAATCTTAGAACAACGCGGGCACCCTGCGCCTTTTATGTGACGACTTGCTGTAGTACTGAAGGTTTCTTCGTGCACGTCGCAATAGAGGTTAAATTTAGTGGTTTTAATGCCTTTCCACGTGAGCCTCACATGTTCGTAAGAGAATCTACCATTGTGCGATTTGTTTGATTGTTCTACAAAAGTGTCAAAACTAATTTGTGAATTCTCGCCGTTCTTCTTATATCCGCAAGCCTTACAACCTTGGCCTGCAAGATGAGCTTCTGGCGTGATGCTGAAAAAGTTCTCACAAGAGTTGCACCAGATTTCGATTTTAAGATCGCTCCTAGTGTAAACGGTATTTTTGTAGTTGTAAGAATCTCCGTGCATTTTTACACTGGTAGCTAAAAACTCGTCTTGTGTGAGCCTGTGATTCAACCCGTTCTGCTCCCATGCACATTTGGCACATCCTGTGCCCCTCATAAACGTGCTGGCATTAACGCTGAAAATCCCATGCTTTTTGCACTCAACTGCCACTTTTGAGGATGAGTTCTTATATACTATATGTTGTAGGCCGTACAACGAACCGTGCGCTTCTACACATCTGGTGATATACTCTTCTTGTGTTAATTTATTTGGCATAAACGCTTTCTTAAATATTCTCGTAAAGTCAAGAATGCTTAAGAAAGTGCGCTTTACCGACACACTTTCTAATTGCAAACAGCGGCGCTTCACAGCGTTACGCTTACTACAGAGGGCAGCAACCCTCTTAATCACTATTAGGTTGCAGAGAAAATAATCGAGTTGTCAAGCTCAATATCGATAGTCTGCTCAAGAATCTTATCAGCAGTACCGACGTTAACTTGCAGCGAAGTTACAATACCCGAAAAATAGTCATGACCCATCGAACCGGGGTAAGTGATCTTGAATGCAACTGGGGTGCGGGCATTGAATGCTGTTTGAAGTGCAGTATAATCCGCGCCAGCGTGCTTAGCAAGAGTCATCGAAATAGTGCCATAGTCAACACTACCCGAGCGCTTGGTGACTACAGCCGTGTCAACAGCTGTAAATTTGACCACTGTGGTCTTACCACCAAACACGCCAAGGTTCGACACTTCAGTAATCGGAATCCATGTCAGAGAGGCAAAGTCAGTGGAAGTGTACGTAGCAGGCAGCGTAGCCGACATGCTGATAGAAGTTGTTGCCGATGTAATAGCAAGAGAACCGCTCATTTTATTTCCTTTATATTAAATAATCTTTTGCAAAAGATGCTTGTTATACGGCATGAGCCATATCTTGTTATTAGGCTTCCTGACGGTATTTAACCCTAACAGCAGCCATCCTAAATTGTGTATCAATCATCGCAGGACTAATGTTAGGCGGCTGATCCACAAAAAATGTACTATAGCGGGCACGATCCGTCACAGGGAACAGTGCCGCAATAGCGTTAGTAAGTGTGTCAAGCTGCTTCATGCCTTTGTTGTCAGGTACATACACCGCGATTTGCACTGTGCCGTATGTCCTAGTTCTAGCAGCATCTACAGTGGCATTGGTCGTAACACTGTTAAGAAATACAACTTCAAGCCACGGGGCGCCTACAGGTTTGTTGAAAGCTACACCTTCGTAAGACACCGTGATAGCAGGACTTTGAGCCGCTGCGAAAGCCGCAATAGCACCTTCAATTTCTTGTCTAATGTTCATTGTAAGTCTGCCTTCGTACCGAGAATTGACGTAGACACTGGAGCGTAATAACGCCGCATACCTGTCCAAGTCCATCCACTAATAGGGTCTTTGCCAGCGGGCCAACCAGCGTACTCCACGCGGAACGCATAGTTAAGATTGTTGGACATTGACACAAACCCATCCTTGCCATAAAATGCTTTAGAGCCCTTAACGATGCTATCAATCCTAGATAGGCTGTCGCTGCCATTGCTCGTAACATTCGTAATAGATGGATCAAACATGTTCACAGCAGGGAACCAATTGGCAACGAAATGGCCTGCTACATACGGGCCATCGCCAACATGAGGGGAGTTGCTTACAACGCGATAGAACAGCTTGTATGCTACGTCAGTGATTTTATCATTCACCTCTGTTTGCACACGTTCAATGTTAGACTTTAGAGAGTCTAGAAAGCTTCCCATTCGCTCTCCTTATAGATCAGAATTATAGCATTGGACAACATTCTTGTCAATTTTAGCGAACAACATATGAGCCAGATAGAAGGCTCTGCTCATACTCATTAGCCGCCTTCACAACGACATCGTACTGATAGAATCCTTTTGTAATGCCTGACTCTTCAATTGTCTTGAAGTGCACTATGTTTTTGATATCAGAATTAACCTTGCCTTTTACCTGTGCAACAATATCGTCAGTATTTTTAAGTGTGATGAACAAAGCCATCCCTGTTAAGTTTGCTGGCAAGCTTGTGTTCGTTTCAAAAACTGAGAACACATCGACAGACATGTCCTCAGCTTCCTTCACGATTTGCTTTGATGTCGAGTTGAGAGGCACAGCACGAAGACTTGTCTTTGGCTTTGCTGCAAAAGTAACATCGTCTTTATCTAGCGATTCTGTTACAACCACAACAGTACAGGAGCGCATTATTCATCCCCAATATCTAAGTAGATGGTACGTTCGTCTGTGCGCGGAGGTGTTGTAAGCGTCGTAATTTTACAAGCTACTGTGGCAGCACTGCCGGACGTGCCTCCAGCAACGAATACGGTTGTTTTGATCCCATCCGAGAATGTACCAACACTACTAACACCGTTAAGTGTGAACGTTACATCTGAAATAGTCACAGAGCCAATGTCATCCAGCCATGCAGACCAGTCAAAAGTAATATCAATAGTAGCGTCCGGGTCTTTAGCTGCACGAGGTTTCTTAGGATCAGAAAGAGTCCACCACTTACCTCCTGTGAAAACAGGAGACACAGCTTGTACGCTAATTGTTCTTGCTAGACTTGGTGTAAACATAGGGATTACCTGTACAGATGTTAAATCGGCTACAACTGAACTTTGCGCAACAATCGTTGCACTGAATCTAGTCAAGCTTGTCAGCGAAGCTGCCGCATAAGATATGGCCTGTAAACTGGCATTGAGATTAATCCCTGTGGCAAGGCTACCTAAAACCGATGCTTGTGATAAAATTGATGAAGAAAGCTTAATAGCAGTAGTCAGTGAAGCACTGGCCGATGAAGTGGCTAAGATAGAACAAGAAAGTGCTGCGGAAGTAGTGGGGGTGTTTGGAGCAAGGTACACCCCCGAACCTAGGGAGTTCGGGGCTAAATATGCTGTCATACCAAACTCACAGGTCCATTGTAGTGTCTACCATCCTGTGTACGAACTTCAACCCTACCAGTTGCTCCCGATGCGAGGGTAGTTTGAACAGTGAGTGACATAACACCCGAGGCATTTGTAGTGGCATTCTCAGTTTTGTACACAGGTGCGACACTGCTTCCCGGTGTAGACTGTTCATAAACGGCCACCGATACGTTTGTCAGATTTGCCGCCGGCCCGCTTGCATCGCCTAATGTCAAGGTGACAGTACGTGCAACAGGTGTAATAGCAGTAGAAGCAGCAAGGATCGTTTTCACAAGGGATGCTTTTGCTGGAGCAATGTGAACAATGTTCTCGGAACCGTAAGGGTGGGTGCCGTCACTTGAATTGGCGGTAGTGAACAAACCTATGCCAGAAATGTAATAGCAGCGTGTTGGATCAGAGCATTGCGAAATTGCAGTTTGAATTGCCGTTGCCCCAGAACCACTAAACGGTGATGTAAGAATGATCTTCGTTCGGGACGTAGTCGCAGCAAGAACGCCATTTAACCCTGTCAGCACAGTTGCGGACGTTAAACCTGAACCGTCATTGGTCCCATGTGCAATTTCAATAAAATCCAAATCCGTTGGGAATGTGCGAGGAACCCCTTGATAAACATAGTTATACGCTCCGTTAAAGGATGGTACAGAACCTGCGCCCATAATCCCCCAACCCTGTGCACTAAACCCTACAATACCAATTTCTGCACCCAACAAATGACGATATTCATTTGCCCATCCAAGAAACGAATCGTGGCTATACTGGTCAGGTGTTCCGAGAGGCTTAACCGTACGACACCCTTCCGTGATGCTATCCCCAAAAACCATACCTTTAAGCGGGGCGGTTGGGGGGATATTCAAAGTTGCACCATTGTCCAAATAAATGCCATTCAGTGTCATGGGGTACGACCAGCGCAGCGTGTTCTCCGTGCGCGCCTTGATGAACACTTCCAGAAAATGGCCCGGTTTCGTAGCCCATGCTGACGTGTCAGTTGGCATTGTTAGTGGCATGGATGCGGCCATGTCTTGTATTGTCCACGGGCCGTATTTGTCGATACGCCACATAACTTGCACATTGGAGATATTCGTCATATCCCATGTAAGCGTAACGTTATTTCCTGTAAAGACAGTTTCAAAATAGATGCCTGAGTTGATGCCTTTTGCTGTAGTAGACGTGGTAACCCAATTACCCGGCGAAAACTTTATCTTGGATGTATCAATATAATTGACCAGAGGCGGGGCTGCGGTCGTGAACTGAGCACTAAGTGGAGTGCTCTTGTTACCCGCTGCGTCATCAGCGCGGACATTGGCTGTGTATGCGGTAGATGCGGACAGGCCGGTAATATTGTAGGTAAGAACGTTCCCAACATTGGTGTACGTTCCTGTGCCGGGGTCAACTTCGTAGCTTGTCACACCTACATCATCACTACCCGCGACCCATGTTAGGGTCGCACTTGTAGACGTGATGGAACTCACGGTCAACGTACCGTTCATAGTCGGCGCAGTCGTGTCTGCCGTCGCCGTCACTGTGTACGTAATTGCACTAGGATTCGTCAACGATCCGTTGTTCGCCACACTGATTGTTTTTGGACCTGTACTTACAGCGGTGTATGTGAAAGTTGCAGATGGGCTGGCAGTCGTTAAGCTAACGGTAGCTGGGCTGAATGTGCCGCTTGCACCACCATCCGATGGAGTTACCGTCACTGCGGAGGCTACTGTACCGCCTGTAGGAGACAGGGCTACAGTGAAGTTTGAAGATGCAGTATTCACCACGCCCGAAGTAGGGCCGGTCAATGTCAATGCCGTAGCGGCCGGTGGTGCTACACCCGCAGTGTCGTTTCCGTTACCATCCAATGCCCACAGTGCCAGCAGGTTCGGAGCCTGTGTACTGGTCGCTGTCGTCGGAGGTGTGTAAGACGCACCTGTATGCTGTGCTGTGGAGAAGATCGCAACATCGTCGATTTCTCCCGTCCATGCATAACCGCCGTTATAATTGCCAATACTGATGTTACCCGGAGTCCCCGGTCCTGACGACGCCCAAGTCGTAGCCTTAGTAGCCTTTTGCACACCATCCACATACAGGCGCATACCATTGGCATCAAAATCAACTGCGACGAGGTGTGACACGCCGTCATCGTATCGTGTACCACTGGTTAAAACCGACTGTTCCGACGAGCTGCCATAGTTGCACTGGACGTTACCGTTACCGTCAATGCCGATGTAGAACATCTTGGTCTGGCCAATCGCGATGGTCAACGAACTAGGTGCAGTTTTTTTGATGCGGAGCGAGATGCCCCAACTCGCCATAGACGATGTAATCGCTGTAATCGGAGTGGTAACACCAGTACCAGAGCTTAGGGCTTGTCCGAACGAGCTGGCGACAAATGTCGCATTAGTAAGAGTTAAATTATATGCCATTC